AAGCCTTTCATGACAGGCACCAGCGGAATCTCGATATCGCATTCGTCAAGAATCTCCTTGAGTACGACGGCGGTCTTGTCCCCGGAGGCGACCGCAGCGTGGAAGGCAGCAAGGGTGTTCAACTTCACCCGCTTCGTATTGATGGCGACAAAGCTTTGAGCCTGCTGCTCGAAATCGAGCCCGCTGACGATGAGGCACGGCAGCTCGGGAACATCCTTGCGAGACCGCGCGACGACGAGACGGTGATGTCCATCCAGAACGGCGTATTTCTTTTCCGCCGGCACTAAACAGACGATCAGCGCACCACACAAAGACCACGAGAAGTTTTTCTTAAGATAATCGAGATTCGTCTCGCTCGCGCGCGATTTCGTATTCCGCTGATAGCGGCTGTCCACGTAGAGCTTTTCCACGCTAACCCACTTCAGTTCCGGTTTCGGGCCAGGATCGCTCACAGGCTGCCCCCCCCCGCGTGTTTCATGGTCATACTTTTCTCCTGTTGATCGTTCATTCGCTGTCCATGCTTTCCACCCGCGCGCGCAGGGTCTGAAGATCCCTCCGCATCCGGTTGAATTCCTTAAGGAACGAGTTCAATCCGCTGCCGCAGTTGTGCCCCATTGAGTGCGTCTCGCGCAGCTCCGCGTCGCTCACACGGTGAATATGCTCAAGCGATTCGACGCGAACCCCCAGCGCCTGGATTGCCGCTTCCATGGTTTGCGTCTGCGTCAGATGCATGCCTTTCGTGCGCGCGGCGATCGTTCCCAGCTTCTTTTTCTTCATGACGATATTCATGTGACTACCCATTCACGCTTCCCCGTGAACTGCGACTGTCCCAGCATCTTCCTGCGTTGGTTCGCGCGGCGCATAATGTCGTCCACATTCGCGTGAACGTACTGTCCGTTTGTCCACAGAAAATAGGCGTGCCACTCCACACGCAGCACGTCACGCACGATGCGGAGGGCCAGATCGAAGTCGGCGGGGCGTTCGGGGGCTTCGCATGTCGCGGCCAGGTGCATCATGCGGCCCTCGCCTTCAGGTATTGCTGCGCGAGCAGCTTGATTCTCGATTCGTCCGAGTAGACCTGTTTCACGCCTGCGAGCGGGTCAGTAATACCCCGTGACTGACTGGCCTTGAGTCCGAGAACACCGATTATCAGAGGGTCGGAGCCGCCATTTGTCGGAAGATAGATCGCCGTGACTTCGCTCTCCTGTCCCGGCCGGTCAAGCCGTCCGATGAGTTGCTCATGGACCTTCGGGCTCCAGTCCAGCTCTCCAAGCACGGCGGTGTAGCACCGCTTCTGCAGGCCATCCAAACCGGCGCCAGACCGGAGGGAAATAATCAACAGGTTCGTCTCTCCTGCTGTGAATGCAGCCTTCGCGCGGTCCTTTGCCGCAGGACTTTCCGTGCCGGTATACATAACAGGGTTGAACTGCCCTAGCTCCTTCAGCCAGATGTCGTACACCTCGCGGTGCCAACCGGCGAGCAGGACCGGGATGCCGGATTCCAGCAGGATTCTGACGTAGGCCGCTACATGGCGGGCCTTCGCGACGCCGGTAATCTGCCGGGCGAGCATGTCCAATTCGCGTGCCGCCTGCCCGCGCTCAACAAAGCTTCCGGTCATTACCTTAAGAGCGAGTGTATTTGCAAGATCAGCGGCGCTATCGGCCACCTCCTGATCGAACGGAACCTCGTGAACGATGGTGTTTATCGGCCTCCCGGACCTCACCCTGCGCAGGACCAGATGTTGCTCACGCAGGTAGGTTCCAAGAGCGTCCGGATCTTTGACAACGTACTTTCCATTTCCGCTTCCGCTGCACCATTCCCGGATGAATTCATCACGGGCTCCAAGGGCACCGGGCTCGATCAGCTCGATGATGGGAAATATCTCGTCGCCGTAGTTGAAAATGGGCGTCGCGGAAAGCCCCATGCGCAACGTCCCCGCATGGTGCGCAAGTATTTGCGCCGCCGCCCCCTTGGCAGTGGACGGCCCGTGCCGGAGCTGTTGAATCTCATCGAAGATCACCGACCTGAATATGCCTTGGGCGAAGATATCCACCCATCCAGCGATATTGGAATAGCGGAAGATGTATACGTCTGCCGACGGCAGTGAATACGGTTTCATCCCTTTTATGACGTGGCATTTGAGTGTGGTGAACTTCGCCACGAAATCATCGCGCCATTGTGTCGCCAGATGCGGCTCGACCACGATTGCCGCAGGAAGATAACGGCCTTCATTGATCGCCCCGAGCGCCGTCACGGTTTTCCCAAGACCAACATCATCCATCAGCAATAGCCGACCCCGCGCACGGGAAACCTCGATCGCCTGCAGTTGGTTGGGATAGGGCGCAAGGCCGTCCCGGAAGCCGCTGAACGCCGGCGGCTGGTAATCCGGCAACAGAATGCGCTCGACATGATCCCGCATCGCCTCGAAGCTGCGCTTGCCATTCGTGAGTCGTTTCATGTCTGGCACGGAAATCTCCACCGGATAGCGCTGGATGAACCAGTGAAGATCGGCGCAGATATCCGGCGTATCCGTAAGGGAATATGGCGCCGTGGATGTCTTCGGGATGCGCTGAAAATTGCTCTTTAGCCGGATCGCAACGTGGGGCGGAACGGCAGCCAGCTCCCATTTGCCTTTACTGTAGATCAATTGCCCGTAGGTGGTTTGCGTCATAGCCACCCCCTGCCAAGCTGGAGAAGCCAGAGACTCTTTCCGTTCACCGTGGCGGGCAGCCCGATGGCGATATTGCTGGCGAGAATCAGGTCCGTCACTTCCTCGTAGCGGCAATATCGCTTACATTGACGGAAAATGGCGCTCTTGGAGCCGCCGACCTTGACCTCGATGAAGGCCGACCCAATTCGGAAGTCGGGTATGTCGTCTTCGCCAAGTCGGTATTCGCGGTCGAAGGCGGTTCCCGCATCCTCAAGGGCCTTCGCAATGGCCGCCTGGCACTGCTTCTCTGAAGTCAGAGGAAAACGGTGTAGTTGAAGAATGGCAATGATTTCCTGAGGAGTGCTCATGCCAAATCCCTCAAAATGATTCGGGTTGCCTTCCGCTCCGCGCGCTCGAATTTCACGGGCAGCAGCTCCACGCCCTGACGGTTGTCATCGATGAGCATTCCGCAGCAAACCAAGGCGTCATTCAGGCTTTTGAAATACGAGTCAGGGTCACAAGCCCGCTGCCTTTTGGCGAGCGTGATGACCACCTGGAGGGACCGTTTGCCGGTTGCCTTGGGAACCTGGGCGGAAACAGCATAGGCCCACACAATGCGGGCATCCGACTTCTTTTTCCGTGCGGCTTTGGCCCAATGCCCCAGCAGCTTATTGAGCGGGGTCGGATTCCAATCCGGAATCGTGATGACGTACTCGGCCATTAGGCACGGCTCCCCTGTTTTGTCTTTTGCACAGCCGTTTCTGGCGAGACTGTGTTGTCCGGTGCCCGTTGAGGGCTTTTTGTTAGGCACGGCCCGGCTTTTGCCGGTGGTTTTTGTTGGGCACGTTTAGGCTATTTTCTGCGAGGCTTCGGCTTTGCTTTCAGCGCCATCTGTGATGTTTTCGGCGTCAGATTGCCCTTCAGGAAGGTAAAGTAAGCGTTCGCCCGCTCTACTACCTGATCAGGCGTAAGGGTGATCGTGATGCTTGTCGAAGAAACCGCCAGGCGCAACGCCTCAAGCCGATTCTCATCGTCACTACAATGGATTGCCACGCTATGTCCTCCTTTGGTTGATTGTTCGTAGGCACGGCACTCTGCCCGATATTTACTTACGCGTCGGGTGCCGCGCGTTGCCCCTTAGCCTGGGCGGGGCTTTCATTAGGCGGCTTTCTTCTCCGCTGAATCATCCTTGAAAAGCAGCGCCCGCACCGCACAATCCTTAGCCTCAAGCGCTCGCTCGATAGGCCATCCGTCCATGATTCTTCTCCTGAACTTCAAATAGGAAACACCGCTACGGCGGGACCACCCTGCCATCGTGTCGGTTATTCCGTTAAATTCTATGAATCTGACAGTCGATCTATTTGCCGCCTGCGCACCAGGAAGCGCCCAGCAACAATTGGCGGGATTGTATCCCTCCTCGCCCTTTTTTCGCTCAACGGAGTGGCGCGGGCTTGGCCTCGGCCCCATATCTCGGTAGAATACTTCAAAAGAATCAATCCACTCCTGGCATATGGTAATGCCCCTTCCCCCGTACCGATGATAAAAGCGGCTCTTCGGGTTTAGGCACCTCGTCTTCATGTGGCACCAAGCTCGGTATTCAGCGGTTCTTCTCATTCCATGAGTCTTGAACACCCGCGATGGCATCTCCACGCGCCAGCAACCGCAGGACTTCGTCAGACCGCGAAGTAACGCGCTGCTATAAACCACGCTTTGTGTGCCGCAATCACAGAGGCAATTGAACCGCGTCTTGCTTCCGCAGCCGTTCTGGGCGCGAGAGAGCACTACAAGCCGACTGAAGCGCTGCCCAATAAGGTCCGATGGGTTGGTCATTCTTTGAAAATCACGGCCCTTACGGCTGCGTCCTTTCCCTCCAAGAGTTTTCTCAGCGCCGTCGATTTCTCAGGATTGTTCGGCAGTGAAGCTTCAAGGGTCTGCGCCAACTCGCGGAAGGGGGCGCTTACCTCCTGAAGGTGAGGTGGCAGGTGACCATAGGCAAAGAACTGCATCAGGTAGGATTTCGACATGGGCACTTCTCCTCTTGGTAGTCGGTTAATACGGTGATCGCCCCGCTGCCTTAGGAATTCCGACGTTTCGCGGCTGGTGAAACGGGAATTGCGGGGCGATCTTGGTGGTAGCGGGGGCTGGATTCGCACCAGCGACCTCTTGGTTATGAGCCAAGCGAGCTACTAGGCTGCTCTACCCCGCGATAATCGTTATTCCTCCTCCTGTTTCACCGGCTCGATCTCGCAGAGCGAAACCGAAACACGGTATTGCTTTCCTGTTTCCTTGTTCCTGAAGGCTTTCTGCCAGCGCAAGCCGTCCTGATCCGCGAGCCCCGAATACTGCCGCATCAGGGCAAGCATGAAGGCCTTGATGTCCAGGATCGGTTTTTCAACGACCTCGCGCTCCGGCTCAGCAGGGCGTCCATTCACCAGCACGTCGAGCATTTTGGCGAAGCTTTCAGTTCCGATCATGCTTCGTCCCCTCCAAAGTTGAAACTGCTTTGCATGCCAAGCGCGGCGCAGTACGTCGCCAGCATATGCTCGGTCTCATCGCGCTCGGCAGGGTCGAGCTTACGGAGGGCGATTATTTTGCGGAGGGTCTTTACGTCGAAGCCTCCAGATTTCGCCTCGGCATATACCTCAGTGATATCGCTGGCGAGTTCGGCCTTTTCCTCATGCAGGCGCTCGATGCGTTCCACGATGGCGCGGAGCTGATCGGCGGCGATACCGCCAGTCCTCACCGGCTGTTTGCCTTCAGGGGAAACACGGTGGGGGGTATGGGGAGAGGTTTGGGGCGATGGAGAGGGTGTGCTCATGCGGCGGCCTTTCTTGCGTGCGAAAGCCAGCTCTCCCAACGCCTGCAGTCCATGACCACGAGTTTTTCTGCCGTATCCAAGAGCGGCAGGTAGTCCCGGCCGTCGCTGTCAAATCGGGCCATATAACTTTCGATATAGTCATAAACCTTATTTGCAAGGCGCAACGATACGCCGGCGGCGCCCGGTGCTCGAATGGCATCTACAAAGCCGGCATCGCCTACCGCAGCTAGGCCGAACTCCTCCCGCTGGACGCGCGCGCATTCCAAAAACCGCTCAACAATGACTAGCAGCCCTTTATCATCGTTACGCATGCGGACCTTACAGATGAGATCGGATCGCCATTCCTCGATGAGAACTCGCTTCATTTGCTCGACCCTGGCGGCAACCGCACGCTGTTTCTCTTCCGCCTGAGCTGCAGCGGATGCCTCTTCACGTTTCCGACGCTCCTTGCGCCCTCTGAGCGATTCGGTAACATTTGCCGGGACGATTCCGTTGTACGAGCGGTCCGCTTTGAAGGCATCTGAGATCAGCGTCGCCTCATGCATCTGCGCTTCTTCCTCGCTCCCGTACGTGGATATCACCGTGAATGTGAAGCTCGTTGCCCCATGGCGATTAAAGTCTTCCTGCATCTGCAGCCGAGGATGCTTGCCGGTGCGCAGCATCGAGCGGTGGGTGGAGAGGCGTGAGCGAACGTTGCGTGACCAGCCGGTATACGATTTTCCAGTCTCCGCACAGATGATGGAATAGACGCCGATTGTAGAAGCAGGCGATGACGTCTCATTCTGGAAGCCTTCTAAATTACTGACAGCAATCACAACTTCATCCCCGTTTATGCTTTTTTCTATTGACTTCGCCGCGTTGCGGCATATTTGTTAACGCCACCTCGTCACTTTAATGATTTCTTAAGGAGAATGCTCAATGCCTTCAGTCACGACAAAATCGGGCGGTATCACTCTTTCAAGTTTGTTCAGGGTATCCAAAGTCGGATTCCACCTCTCGCAATCCATGCCACGTAGGATGCCCTCTGATACCTTCGCCTGCTTCGCCAAACGCGATTTCGGGATATTTCGGCTTATCCGGTATTGCCGGATTCGCTCAATGCTCACTGCGATGCTCTGGTTCATATAGCGGCGCATCATAATCGTAATGTATTGCGACTGTCAACTGGATTTTCGCAATATATTGCGCTCGTAATTTGCTACGAAGACATTACCTTGCCGCTCATGTCATTAACTACCCTTGACCTTCCCTCAAACCCAGCCGAGCGCTGGCGCGTTTTGATTCGCGGCGTCATGCAACAGAAAAACATAAAACTGACCCCTTGGGCTCGATCAGCTGGAATAAGCGAAGGAACCTTGAGAGCTTTTCTAAAAGGTGATACAAGAACTATGCAGATCGAGACAGTAGAGCGCCTATTAAGCGCCGCCGGTTCCTCACTTGAAGAGGCGCTGGGACACTCGCCAGGGAGGAGAAAAGTGCCGATTATTGGAACCGTCGGGGCTGGGGCTCAGGTCGTCCCTGTAGATGACCTCCCGCTTATTCCGAAACTCATAGCGGACACCGAGCGCGAGTACATCAACTGCGAGTGGGTTGATGCGCCGCCAGGTGTCGCTGATGAAGGAATCGTCGCGTTAAAGATAAAGGGCGATTCGATGATGCCGTATATGCGGGACGGCTCCATTGTCTATTACTCCGACCGGTTTTTAGGGGGCGCACCCGACCAGTGCCTTGACCGGTTGTGCGTAGTCCAGATTGGAGACGGAGCCACCTTTGTCAAGATTGTTGAAAGGTCTCAACTGCACGGGAAGTTCGATCTGAAGAGCTACAATTTCCATACTATGCGCGATGTGACACTTGCATGGTGTGCTCCGGTAATCTTCATCAAGCCAGCTTGAGTGAGTATATGAATGACAATGAACCATTGATATTCGACTGCATGGACCTGCTGGCCGTGGTTATCGTCTGCGTAATCGACCTACTTCTCTGCGTAGCTGTACTAAGTCTACCAGTCTGGATAGTTTGTAAGATCATAACCCTGTTTTAAGAGCATAAGCTTCAACCGCAGCCAGATGTTGCTTCGTAACCATCTGAGCGTGCTTAATATGTCTCCAAATCGTAATGTATTGCGATTTTTCCCTTGCGAATCGTAATAGATTGCGATAGGGTGGCCTCGCTTGATTCAACCCGTGAGGTCCCAATGTCTAACATCACCCCCGCCGAGTCTGCGAGTCGCGACGTTCTCGTGCGCGGCATCTATGAGGAGGCACGCAGGCGCCAGGCACCTCATATCGCCTACGCGCTTTTCCATGACCTGGGCGTGACGAGAGAGGAGGTGCATTCGCATCTCGGGTACGCCATCAGCGATTATTACCAGATTTACGTCACGGACAAGCGTCGTGCCGCCGCAACCCCCAAAGTCGAAGGAGCTTAATCATGACCGCGCTTGCATACACCCAACAGACAGAGAAGCCGGCGCATCCGATTTCCGCGCTTGCGCTGGTCGAAACCGTGACCGCCGTTGACGTATTCACGGAGAACGGCCTTGACCCCATCCTCGACCGCATCGAGCTGGAAGTGCGCTCCATCGCGCTCGACATATCAAGCAAGAAGGGCCGCGAGCAGGTAGCCTCCCTCGCGCATAAGGTTGCGAAGTCCAAAACCACCCTGGACAAGCTCGGCAAGGATCTCGTTTCTGGCTGGAAGGAGAAGGCAAAAAAGGTTGACGCCGAACGCTCCCGTGCGTGGGATCGCCTCGAAGCCCTGCAGAAAGAAGTCCGGCAACCCCTCACCGAATTGGAGAACCGGGATAAGCAGCGCATTGCAGACCATGAAGCGCGGCTGGTGACTATAGCCCTCATTGGTAGTCACGCCGCCGCCAACTGGCAAACCATGCCGCTTGCCGACATGAACGCCCGGCTTAAGGCGCTTATGGACGACAAAACCAATTGGGAAGAATTCGCAACCAGAGCGAAGGAGGCGCGTGACACCGCTGCTGATGCCGTTGCTGGCGCCATCATCAAACGCGAGAAACACGACGCGGACCAAGCTGAGCTTGCCCGACTCCGCAAGGAAGAAGAGGAACGGAAGCAGCGCGAGCATGAAGAGCGTATCGCCGCGCAAGCTGCCGAGAAAGCCCGCTTAGCTGCCGAGGAAAAGGCGCGCAAGGCAGCCGAGGAGGAAGCCGCCCGTGTACGGGCCGAGCAGGAGAAGGCGGAAAATGAACGCAAGCGGATACAGAGGGAGAAAGAAGCAGCCGAGGCCAAGGCAAAGCGCGATGCCGAAGAGGCCGCCGCTCGTCAGGCGAAAATCGAACGCGAAAGAGCTGAGGCGGAAGCGCGCGCGGCACAGGCCGAGAAGGATCGGATTGCCGCTGATAAGAAGGCCAAGGAAGACGCCCGCATTGCCGCGGAGAAAGCCGCAGCAGACCGGAAGGCAGCGGAAGAGGCCGCGGCGAAGCATGAGCGTGACCGGATTGAGGTTGAGAACAAGGCCGTGGCGGAAGCAACCGCAAAGCGCGAGGCGGACAAGAAACACCGCGCCAAGATTGATGGCGAAGTGATGTCGGCGCTGGTAGTTGCCATCAATACAGCCATATCGCCGACAGACCAAGCCAAGGCCATCATCAGGGCCATCGCAGAAGGCCACATTCCCCACATCAAGATCCAGTATTAGCCATGCAACACCTCCTCACCCTCCTTCAGCAACACACCCGCGACGTAGTCAACCGCAGCGCCGTGGCCTTACAAAACTGGCAGGCCGCCGAGGCGGACGCCGACGCCATCGCCCAGGCGGTCGAGCGCCGGGAGACGCATAGGGAGTGGAGTTGTTTCACCGGCGAAGCGGGGAGGGCTTGACGATGGCCAAAGTAGCCCACTCCTCAGACGACGCCGACATGGACGCCATCGAGCGCGATGCCCGCGCCCGCGAGGATGCTGAGTCCGCGGCGATGAATGAGGCGGAGCTTCGGGAGGAATACGCCCAATTCTGCGAGAACATCAAGCGCGATCTTTCGTCCGTCGAGGCAGAATACGGTGGCGTTCCGACCTTCAAGGAATGGCTGGCCGAGTATCGGAGCAATGAAACGGGATTCGAGGAGGTCCAGAAATATGCGTAAACCCACCGAAACCCGCCTTTACCTGAGCGCCGCTGCCATCGTCCTTGCCGTGACCTGCATGACCTGCGCGTGGCAGGAAGGCCGCGTGTATGAGGCCGCGCATCGGCAGCGGGAGCATGATGCCCTGCTTACGGCGTGCCGTGAAAACAACACGATTCTGCAAGAGAGATATGACTCGCTGGCGAGGGAGTCGGATTGGCTGACGACCGTGAGCGCAGAAGCCAAGTATCAGGGAGCAAACCCATGAACGACGCCCTCCTCGCAGAAATCAGCTTCGCCGAACACCGCTGGCTTGATCATGCCCATGATTCCGGCGAGATCCGCGACGCCCTCAAGACCGTCCTCACCGCCCTTGCAGCCTTCATTGTGGCTATCGGCACGTTCGTCTGGCTGCTCAACCTTTGTAGGGCGTCTGATTTCTCGCTGTGGTGGGCCGGGGTTCCCTACATCGCCCTCTATGCCGTTTCGCTGTGGCGGGAGTGCGTGCTGGCCATTCCCTTTCTGCTTATGCTTTCCGGACCCGTTCATGCGGATGGCGCGGTAAGCGCGGTTGTAGGCTTCGTCGTGGAAGCCATGCAGGACCCGGACAACACCAGCTATGGGGATGACGATGACGGAGATTAAGCCAATGAGCGCCAAGCAATTCAACCGTGCCATGGGTGCAGCAATCAAGCGTCTTCGCAAGAAACGGGGGCTTTCGCTTCAGCAAGTGGGCGCGGCCCTCGGAGTCACCTACCAGCAGGCCGGGAAGTACACTGACGGCGCAAATGGTTTGTCGGCTTATTACCTTCCGAAGCTTGCGGCACTGTTCGGAATATCCATTGAGCAGCTTTACGAGCAGGCCCGCATTAATGTCGCCGTTGAGCCAGCAGAGCCGACCCCCGCCGACAATGACGCCTTCCTCGCCGCCCGGTACGTGGCGCGCATCGAAGACGAGAAAGTGCGCGGGGCGTTCGTGGATTTCGCACGGAAGCTTGCATTTCAGGGAGGCGGGGCATGAGCGACGTCACCATCATGCGCCCCACCCTCAACGCCGGCGACCGCGCCTTTGCGGCAATGCGGACGTTTTTAAATACCCTCGACGAGCTGAAGGCGCTGGCGGAATCCGACCCGACCGAGCTTCAGTTTTACCTGATGGAGATCGACAGGGCTGATACGGACATAAAGCTTCTGCTTACGCGGTTACGCACGAAGCCGACCACGTCGCAGCTTTGCGGCCAGTTTGGGAGGGGAACTTGACTGTCACCTGCCCATATTGCAGCTCCCCCGCCGTGCTAACGGACAGCGTCGAGGTTTACCACGGGAATTCCTTCGGGATGATCTGGCTGTGCCGCCCGTGCCAGGCGTGGGTTGGCGTCCACAAAGGCACCGACAAGCCCCTCGGGCGTCTCGCCAATAAGGAGCTGCGCGACTGGAAGATCAAGGCGCATGCAGCCTTCGATCCAATATGGGAAGCAAAGCTACGTCACCGCCGCGCCGGCGGAAAAGGGAAAAGCGGCAAGGACAGCGGCGGTCCCGGTTACAAGAAAGAGTATGCACGGGGAGCTGGTTACAAGTGGCTGGCCGTGCAATTGGGAATCCCCAAAGCAGACTGCCACATCGGCATGTTCGACGTGGAAACCTGCAAGCGCGTCGTAGAGATATGCAAGCCCTATGCAGATAGATTGCGGAGGGCGGCATGACCGAAGAAGAACCCCGCACACCGAAGCGCACCATCACCATTGAAATTTACGATGGCATTGACTTCAACGTGAAGGAGGACGACCGCTATTCCGACCGGCTTTGTTGGGATGAAATGCTCGGCACGCTCGCGGAACTGACCCACCCGAGAATTGAAAAACCGCGCTATCAGATGCTTACCGAACAGGGATGGCGGCTGCAGCGCGAGAGGTGGAAATCAAGTGCCGCAAGTTCCCATAACCCTATTGCCCAGGAGTCCAAACCATGACCTCCATTCCCGTCTCCACTCATAAACAGCCCACAGGCTTCGCACCCGGTATCTACCTTGGAATCAGCAATGATGATTACCATGCCGATCCGGCTATCGGAAGCACAGGCTGCAAGCGCCTGATTCAATCCCCGCTTGATTACTGGTGGAATTCCTCGCTAAACCCCGATCGCGAGGAGCAGGAAGTCACGGCCGCTATGCGTTTAGGGACCGCCTATCACTATAAGGTCCTCGAACCCCACAAGTTTACATACGAGGTAAAGAAAGGCGTCAAAACCAGCACTGTCGGTAACACTCTTGGCGAAGGCGACTACAAACGCCTCATAGCCATGTACGACCGGCTACAGAAGGTTCCCGAGCACGCCCAACTCTTCAAGAATGGCTTCGCGGAAGTGAGTATCTTCTGGCGCGACGAGCAAACCGGACTAATGTGCAAGTGCCGTTTCGACTATATGCGTCTGAAGTGGATTACTGATCTTAAGACCTGCGATGACAGCAGCCGCAGGTCTATCTATTATGATTTCCCGAAGCTTGGATATGACATCTCCGCCGCGATGTACATGGAAGGCTCCGCCCAAGCCAAACGTATGATAAGGTCCGGCGAGTTCAAGCTATTAATCGATTCTCGGTTCGGTGAATTTCTCAATCAGTACAAGGACATCGAGGGAGAGCAGTTCGTCTTCTTCTTCCAATGCAAGAAAGCCCCCTATATCGCGCGCGCCCTTCCCATGGGGGCAGACATCGCGGTGGTCGGGCATGAAAAATTCCGTAACGCCCTGAACATCTATCTTGATAATCTCCAGCGCCACGGAACAAAGGAGGAATGGGATTTGGGGTTCCCGGCCTTTGAAGACCTCACCCTGAACGACGTAAGCAACTCAATCAACTACTTCTAATGAAAAGGAAAATGCCATGAACGACCAGACAAATGCAATCTCTACCGCCGTGGACGCGCCCGCCATGAGCAAATCCAGCTTCAGCGGCGTGCAGTTTGCCACCGCCGAAAGCAACGGAGGACTTCGTCTCGCGCTCACCAGCTTCGCCGAAGCGGAGAAATTCGCGAACCTGATGTCAATCTCCAACGCGGTGCCGAAGCATCTCCGTGGGAAACCAGCGGATTGCCTTGCGGTGTTGCTTCAATCTCTCAGGTGGGAGATGGACCCGTTCGCAGTTGCGCAGAAGACGTACTTCGTCAATGACGGGATGGCTTATGAAGCGCAGCTCGTCAACGCCATCATTATATCGCGGGCGCCGTTGGTGGCGCGTCCGGATATCAAATGGACCGGGGAAGGCGATAATCTCTGCTGCATCGCCTCCGGCCTGTTTAAGGGTGAGAGCGAGGCGAAGGTCCGCACCGCGCATTTCAAGACCATCACCACGAAGAATTCACCGCTTTGGAAGCAGGACCCGCAGCAGCAGCTTGCGTATTTCACGCTTCGGGCATGGGCTCGTCTTTACTGCCCGGACATTCTTCTTGGCGTTTACACCAAAGAGGAGATGGAAAACAGCATGATCGACGTGACCAACTCCGCCGCGGCAACCATAGAGAACGAGCTGAAGCAGGAGATCGCCAAATCAAACGGCCACAACCCCGAAACCGGGGAAGTGATCGATCAGGCGGCCACCGACTCCTCGCCCCCTTCCCTCAGGGACTGGCTGGATGACATCGCCGCCGCACCCACACCGGAAGGCGTTGACCAAAAATATGGGCATGCATCCGAGCAGTTTCTCGCAGACCACAACGCCATGGCGCAGCTCACGCTTGCAAGGACGCAGCGGAAGCAGGTGCTTGCCAAGCCGGAGGTAGGTAGCAAGACGAGGAAACTCTTCGAGGGCGCCAAGCCGGCCGAGGGAGCAGCGGCATGACCGGGCTCATATTCGATACCGAGAGCACGGGGATTGATGATCCTCACGTGATCGAGGCAGCGTGGCTCAAAATCCCTTCGCCCACCGACCTCGCACCGACCGAGCGCTTCCTGCAGCGTTATAATCCGGGCAAACCCATCGCCCTGGGAGCGCTCGCGACGCATCACATCATGGACGAGGATCTGGTGGATTGCCCGCCTTCGTCGGACTTCCGCCTTCCGCCCGATACCCAATACCTAATCGGTTACAACATCGACTATGACTGGAAAGTCGTCGGCCAGCCGGATGTGCGGCGGATCTGCGTTCTGGCGCTCTCGCGGTCAATATTCCCAGGACTCGACAGCTATTCCCAATCGGCGGTCCTCTATCACCTTGAACGCCACCGCGCCCGGGAGCTGCTGAAAAACGCTCATTCCGCAATGCAGGACGTGGAGAACTGCTGGCTGATTCTTCAGCGCCTCCTCTTCCGCATGGGGGAGGATTCTGCAAGCTGGGAAGCAGTATGGCGCCGGAGCGAACACGCCCGAATCCCAACAGTCATGACCTTCGGCAAGCACAAGGGTATCCCAATCAAGGACGTGCCTGCCGATTACAAGCGCTGGCTTCTCGGGCAGCCGGACGTTGACCCGTATCTCATGAAGGCGTTGCGGGGAGAGGCGGCATGAAGGTCACGCCAATTATCATGTCGTCGCCCATGGTGGGGGCATTACTCGAAGGCCGAAAAACGATGACGCGTCGCATCATCAAGCCGCAGCCGTCGATAGTGCCTGACTGGTCCTGTCCTGGAAAAGATGGCATCCGATTCAAATGGGCAACGTATGCCCTCGATATGCTCGGGCAATTCATGGCCCAGATTGTCGAAAAGTGTCCCTATGGAAAGCCGGGCGAGTCGCTTCTGTGGGTGCGTGAGAACGGATGGCAACGACCGGAACGCACCGAGAGGATGATGCGCGATGGTGCCGACACGTGGCCTCCATTTGAGTATGACGCCAACGACTGCATGTCGGACGAAAGCCTTAAGGAATGGGGTTGGAAACGTCGCCCGTCAATCTATATGCCGCGCTGGGCATCGAGGCTGACGCTGGAATTGAGCGGCGTGCGAGTCGAGCGGTTACAGGACATCACCGAGGAAGATGCGATTGCTGAGGGCATCGAGCCGGTGTTCACAGGAGCCAAGGAGCGGTGCGGCTGGCTCGACTATCAGCACGCCGGAGCCGGTGTAGGCTATTTCCCGAACCCCATCGACTCTTACCACAGCCTCTTCAGATCGCTGCATGGCGACGACATAGTCGCGAAAAACCCTTGGCTCTGGGCGCTCAATTTTGTTCCCCATAGGCAAAATATCGACACCTTCCTCAAGACTCGGGAGGTGGCGGCATGATTGTTCCCGCAAGCTATCCATCTGAAGCAATTGCAGCCTGCATAACCACACTCATCATGTCCGTCGTGATCATGCCCGTCTTTATTTTGGCTACCAGAAAGATCTTTGGCAAGAATGCTTGGTATGAGGGCTTCCTATGGGGTTCTGCTATCGCCGGCCCGTGGGCCGTGCGCGTAATTTATCCCCTCGTTGATGTGTGGCTCAAATGAACAAATCCGCGACATATACAAGGAGGCCTCCTGCATGAACCCACCCCGCCGCCGCGCCATCGTTGACGGACTTCATGTGAAATTTGAGAGCCGTGACCCCAAGCTCGCTTCCGTCCGCTGGCATCCCCGGTTCAAGATGCGCTACCGCACGAAAGCGGACGCCATCGCGGCAAAGGCAGCGTGGGAGGAGCGGGGGAAGATATTGTGGCCAGCGGATCTGGTGAAAGCGCCGAAGGCAGAGAGGTCGTTGCGGCGGTATAGGGAAACGGGTCAGGGGGAGATGCGGCTATGAGCGCAAAAACTCTAACCTCATCGACCCGGGCGAATGTAAACCGTCACGCTTGGAGACAGAAAAAGATTTGGAGAAATCGCTTTGATCTCGTCGAGACCACCATAGTGAGAGCCGATCTGAGAACGATCATCAATTGCGAACGCCCATATATTTACGCTTTTCTTGGCGTCTCCGCTAATCGGAGCAGACGCCCAAGTGTCTTCACGGAATATAGTACGCGTTGGGTTCACGCTAAACGAAGGAAAGATTACATTGTAGTTGCCGTTCAACTCAGCAACAACCAATCCAACGGATTCGGACTCTGGGAGCGGCCGGGACGAACGTACGACCACATCAGTCAGGAGCGAGCCGTGGTCGTATTCAATCATCGCATTCGAGCCAGGGCTAGTTATGTCGAGGACCACAGGCAGGGCAGGACATTCATTGTTCGGCATCCAGCCGCTTCCTCTTGCGACCATCTGCCAGTCCACCTTCGGAGCGCTTCCAAACAGCGGGCTGGTCGAGAGCGCGGAATGTACTCCGTAGCCTGCGACAAAGCCCACCACAAGAACGCTTCCAAATATCACGACCGGGTGGTTCTCGATTCGTTCCTTCAGCGTGGGCATAGCAGTTTATGATACTCCGGCACCGCATTGAATGTCCTCCTCGGTGTTGCCTTCATTCGCCCGGCGCTCCGTCCCGATCCACCCTTCCGCCGCGAGCGCTAAAATGATCTGCCATGACCTTCCATCAGGCTTACGCATCCCTGGGCCGGGAGGAGTTCGATGCGTGGTTCGAGCGCAGGCTCCGGCGGAGAAGTATGATCTGGGGCGCTGTGGGGTGGGGTTGTCTCGGTATCGCCGCGGCCACCATCGTGTACTGGACGGTGCAGCTCGTGGCGCTCGTCTGCGGCGACGATTCCTGGCCGAGCGGGGTCTTCATCGGGCTTCTGGTTCTGTATTCCATATCAGTCTACTGGCGTTACCGGCACCCGAGCGAGCCGGAAGACTGGGATTAGTTCCTTCCGTTGTTGCCGCTTTGCCCCCTAGCAGAACCGTCGCCCTGCGCAAGCACGCCTCCCCATCTTCGGCGGCGATAGTGGCCGCCTTGCAGACGGGTCCCGTCCGGCGAGGCTTGCTGGTGCGCCGTTTTCCGCTGCGGGGAGCGGTCAACAACTTCAGGAGTGAATATGCATGACCGCCTATTACAACGAAATCGATCCATTCGCTGCCGCATGGCTCCGTCAACTCATAGCCGCCGAGCATATTGCTCCCGGCGATGTGGATGAAAGGAGCATTGAAGATGTCAAGCCAGATGAACTTCGACCTTACACCCAATGCCACTTCTTCGCCGGCATCGGAATCTGGAGTTACGCGCTTCGCCTTGCGCGCTGGGACGATAGCCGTCCTGTGTGGACTGGTAGCTGCCCATGCCAGCCTTTCAGCGCGGCAGGCAAAGGTGACGGGTTCGATGACGAGCGGCACCTCTGGCCCGCATGGTTCCATCTCATCGAACACGCAAAACCGAGAGGCGTACCGATCTTTGGAGAACAGGTTGCGAGCCCAGACGGACTCGCTTGGCTCGACCTTGTTCAAGCTGACTTGGAAAACGCGTACCACACCCTCTGGCCGTTCGATCTCTGCGCTGCGGGCTTCGGCGCGCCCCATATCCGTCAGCGACTTTACTTCGTGGCAGAGCCCGAAGGTCAGCGATATCGCGCAAGAAACATACGAGGCCAAGATGGCGCGCAACGAACGTTTGAAGTCGGCGGGACAAACCAAGGGATGCGGATCTCCGAGCCTAGCGACCCAAGCAAGCTTGGCGAGTTGGCCGACACCGGATGCTTATCCGAGAGGGGGAGCGCAGGATGCGGAGAGCGCGGGAATGCGGCATTCAAGGGGAAAAGCGGATACTCTTACGGCCCAGGTAACGCATCTGGCATCATGGCCGACTCCGATGGCCGGAACGCCAGCGCAGCACGGATACAATCAAGCGGGCAACACAGACAGCAGCAGGAAAACAGCGGCTCTATGCGGGGCCGATCTTTCGGGATCGGGCATAACGGTGGACCAGAAGTGGAAGGGGCCGGCCCGGTTAACAGTCACTGGCGAGATTCTGATTGGCTCTTCTGCCGAGATGGAAAGTTCAGGCCAGTTAAATCCGGCACATTCCCGTTGGCTCATGGCACTCCCGCCTCAATGGGAGCACTCAGCCCCGCACTTCAGCGATTGGCAGAAGTGGCAGGACTTTCTAAAGACTCACTCAAAAGAGCCAAGTCCTACCGAGTCGGCAGCCTGCGCGGATTCGGGAACGGAATAGTTGCCGAACAAGCGGCAGCGTTCATCACCGCCTATGACGGAGTGACAGCATGAACACCAACGCACAGGACAAAGCGAATCCGCCGCCTACCAGGCCACTACATGACTTTGCTGCCACCGAAGAAATTTGTACACGGAGAGCCCTCCGAGTCCTTGTCGCCTGCGAATTCTCCGGAATTGTGCGGGATGCGTTTCTTGAAAAAGGCCATGATGCGTGGTCATGCGATCTCCTGCCGGCCGAGCACAACAGCAATCGCCATATTCAGTGCGATGTGCGCGACATCCTGAATGACGGCTGGGATTTCCTGATCGTCGCTCACCCGCCCTGTACCCGCCTATGCAATAGCGGCGTGCGATGGCTACACAAGGCGCCGCCCGGCAAAACCATCGACCAGATGTGGCAGGAACTCCGCGAAGGCGCCGAACTGTTTTCCGACCTCTGGAATGCGCCTATCCCTCATATCTGTGTGGAAAATCCAGTCATGCATTCGCACGCCAAGAAGTTGATACGGAATTACGTCGAGTTTTCGCAGAGCGTGCAACCGTGGCAATTCGGGCATCCCGAGACCAAGCGCACCTGCTTCTGGCTCAAAAACCTTCCACCGCTCCGTCCGACGAATATCGTCGAGGGCCGCCAACCGCGCGTTCACCGAATGCCGCCGTCACCGGACAGGTGGCGTGAACGGTCGCGGTTTTTTCCGGGAATCGCGAAAGCGATGGCGGACCAGTGGGTCGATCCTGCGAGTTGCACAGACACCCAGATGAGGCTGATATGACATCCTTCGCAGATCAGGCAAAGCCGCCCCCTCGCAAAATAATTTGCAAGTTGTTTGGCTTCACCCTTTGTCACCACTCATCCCCAGCTATCACGCTATCTCATTCTGTTTCATCTACTTACATCAGTTCGGCAGGAAACCGCTTAACCGCAGAACCCGTCACAGACCGCAGATGGAGCGCATTCATATGACGAAGGGTGATGCGCTTCCATATAGGCGGAAAGAGGTCATCGGATCGTGCGAACTTTACCTTGCCAACTGTGTCGATTTGCTGCCCCATATCGGACCCGTTGATCACTGCATTACCGATCCGCCGTATGAAGAAGAGGCGCACACGAAAGGCCGCAGACTTCTTGGCAAGCAACGCAACGGGAATCGCACGGTCGAGTACGGCGCACTCGATTTCGAGCCGATCGCCGAGAACTTGCGCAAGACGTTCGCAAGCCAGGTGAAAGTCATATGCTCCGGATGGGTGCTTGCGTTTTGCCAGGCCGAGGCAATTGGAGAGTGGCGAGCGGTACTCACCGAAGCAGGATGCAAGTGGAAGCGCGCGATGATCTGGACGAAGCCGGACGGGGCTCCTCAATTTACCGGGGACAGGCCGGGCATGGGCTATGAAAGCATTGCCGCGGCGTGGGCTGGCGAAGGCCGCTCTTCGTGGAATGGCGGCGGTCGACATGGTGTTTTCGTTCATGCGCAACGGGACGATAATCTCCCAAAACAACACATGACGCAAAAGCCCATCCGGCTCATGCTGGAGTTGGTGAACCTGTTTACCGACCCCGGCGAAACCGTCCTCGACCCGTTCATGGGCAGTGGCACGACACTAGTTGCCTGCTCCAAGCTGGGCCGCAGGGGTATCGGAGTCGAAATTTCCGAGCAGTATTTCGATATCGCCGTGAAACGTGTCAGGGATGGATACGCACAACCGAGCTTGTTTTCCCCGCCGGCATCGCCCATGATGCAGGAGACGCTTATTTAGCTACTGGCTGGAGACTGCTTGTCCTTGCCAGAATCGAGGCCGGATATCTTTGGCGAATTCAGTCTGACATCTCTCGTGTCACCAATTGACTCTCTTGAGCGGCGCAATTGCCTTTGAAGAGTGTATCCCACCATAGCTGCTGCCAACGTCGAAAGCGCGACGAGCGCAGGTAAGAAGACATCAAAGTGATCGCCAATCTTCGCCTCTGCACTGGGCAGTTTCCGCGAATTAAGGTATGCGAAAACCGTCATTGAGGCCGTCAACAGTCCGGCCATCACGCTCAACATTGACACATAGCGTTGGCGTAGCTCTGCCGATCTGCCCCTCTCCACAATTTCCATCGTGGCCTTCTCGGCGATCCGAACCAGAGTCTCACGTGGCGGCTCGACCATTGTGGACAGCTGCTCGCAAAACTCTGACTTCTTTCCCGAGGAGATGAAGCTGGAATCCATTACTTCTTTTATAAGCTCTTCGGACAACTGCTGTATCGTATAGATGTCACCGACATCGATACTGTAACGTCTCGCCGTAGAATGCCGCAACGCCTCGATTACTTGGCCTGACGGTATTTGGCCTTCGGAGATACCGGGACGAATAGCATATATTACGTCTCGGTTTGCCCCAGCGACCTTCTGAAGGTACTCTCTGTCCTCTTTCTTGCTCAGAAAAAGGCGGGAAAGCCACGTAACGACGAGACCGCTAAGAATTCCGCCGCCAATCCCGATGAACCACGGATTGTTAAGCATTTGCCACATTGTCGTGTCCGACTAAGCGATATTCACCAGAAACGGATCGCTCCACCCAACGCAGTATCCATCTTTCACTATGAAGCACTGAATACTGTGAGTCCCTTTGAATCGAGTAGGCTCCCTCCTTACCAGCCTTCCTTCTTCGATGGCCGTCTCCTCAAATCTCCCGCGCAGTTGGTTGGCATTCCTCGCCTCAACTCCAGTGTTTACGACCTGCCAATAAACCTTGAATGGCCGCAGCACGTCTGTCTCGGCGACAAACTTAAGCTTAACATTCTTAGGAACAGCAGGTCCGTTGCTTTCAAAAGGTGTCGGTCGGAATCCATCACGCTCTACTAACGCAGAAACAATATTCACAGCCCCGTAGGGCACCTTCGGCCAAATAATGGGTTTCCTGTGCGGCGCATCGAGAATTCTCTGGAGCGCGCCGGCGGATTTACGAACCAAGGACTTTTCGAGCAGCGCACGGTGTCGTCTTCGTGCAGCTTTTTCAAGAATGTCGCGCCCTATGCGTGGTGACAACGCCTCGATAAAGCCCTCAATATCATTTTGCTCCGCTGCCGTATTAAAGTCAGCGCGAACGGTTTCGAGCCAGTCATAGAAGGCATCTTTTCGCTTTGGCTCATCTTTCCACGCATCGGCGAAGTTCTCTCGTGGATCAGAAGGATTCGGAATCCAATACTGCCCGTTCCGAACCTTGATGTAGTCTTCCATCCTCGTCAGGATGCTCAACAATGCACCCGTTATATTCGCTTCTTGTTGATAGGCTGCCGCCGCAAGAGTGCTTATAACTATCGATGTCGGACGCCCATCGGCGTCTTCGGAAAATCGTACGTTCCTGTGGTGCTTTAATATCTGGATGGCTGCCTGTAAAGGAGTCTTTACCCGAAATGCCGGGATTTCCGCTACGGATGCCCGCTTTTCCATGAGCATCATAGCTCGCCGTTTGGCCTCGAAAGTGGTCTTCATTCGCTCGTAGAACCACTCTGCATAGCCATTCGGATTGCTAACTGGCCAGTCATCGGTGAGCCGAACATAATTCGGGTGCTGTTTGTCCGTTATCGATACTGATTTCTCGACGAACGCTTGAGATAGCGAAGCTTCTACCCGAAGGCGCCGCTGCCGCTGCCCATCCGGTACGCAGGGCAGTAGATCCATATGGAATTGCGCCTCGTCAGCATAATTCAATGTCCAGCACCTGTCCCACCCCGCCGGAGTTTCCATGCTGTGGGCATCCGAATACAGCCCTAACTCATAACCCAGATCATCGAACAGTTTCTTTTGAGTGGTCAAAAGCTTGTTCTTGGAAAATTCGCACACAATATCCAGGTCATAGTCTTCTCTGCCGTCAAAGGGCCTGATGGCTGTACCCAGCCTGAACGACCCTTGTATGTACACATTGAAAGTGGTGCTAGCGAAGCGCGAGCCAGGTCGATCTAGCCAATCGCTGACGGACTTATAGCTGCGCTCCGCGGATTCGTATCGGCTTGGTGGAACATCGAGAGTGTCGGCAAGATCTGAGATTAGGTCTTCAGCCGTCTTTGTCAGGTTTGCCATTGTTTGTTTTTCGGAGCGCTTCCGGAACGAACTTGTCGATCTCTTCCGCCGAAAAAGTATACTCTTCACAGTCTTTCAGCGCTTTCTGCGCCGCGCTGTATGCTTTTCCGTTCGTTTGAGGCGCGCCCTTGTAAATCGCGGCTAGCCGAGTTTGAAGAGCATCGCGACGTTTGATCGCGTCCTTATCGTCTAACGATTTCATCCGAAGCTCTGCCAATAATGACAAATAGGATTCGCGTATATCCCACAGGCTTGCAGCGGCATCACGATGCTTTTGCGCCGTGGCCCCTGGGTCGAAATTCTTCACGTAGCCGGCCAGCCAGGCGCTAAAAATTGAAATTATCGCCGTTACGATTCGCATCCAAAACTTATCGGCCAGAAGCGTCGATAGGGCACCAGCCGCTGTGACTGACGATGCGAAAATCTGCCCGTACTTGTACCATTTGAGCGTTCCAGCGCACTGATCCGCCATTTTCTCGTGCGTCTTATGGGTGTATACGACACGACCGAAACATTCTCGGACCTGCTCTTCAAGTGGTGTAAACGGAGCCATCGAAAGTGTTAATTATATCACTGTTCGAAGCGCCTTTCTTCCGGGAACACAGCTAACTGTTGGCCAAGCAGCAGCTTACGGGCTCTTGCCTCACGCGCGCGCGTCATTATACGGCTAGCTTTCCTTCGTTCAACATCCAGCGCCGATTTTCTCGCCGCCGTACTTCTCCAAACCACCGTTTGGGCTTGCGAATTGCCCCAGCTGGGGCATATTTCCCTTTGACAATTCGCGTGCAGTTGACCTCGGATGCCAATGGATACCAACGCCTACATAGCGTATTTTCGCGTCTCCACTCCCCGCCAAGGCGTCAGCGGCCTCGGGCTGGAAGCACAACGCGCGGCAGCGCTACGCCATATCGGCGGCAGCCAGCTCATCGCGGAATACACGGACGTGGAAAGCGGCAAGCGGCATGAGAACCGGCCCCAGCTCAAAGCCGCGCTGGAGCACTGCCGGCGAATACGGGCCACGCTCCTGATAGCCACGCTCGACCGCCTGGCTCGTAAGGTCCACTTCATCTCTGGCCTCATGGAAAGCGGCGTCCCGTTCGTCATGGCCGACTTGCCAAACGCCACACCGTTCGAAATCCACATCCGGGCGGCTATGGCGGAAGAGGAAGGCCGCAAAATCAGCGAGAGGACAAAAGCGGCTCTGGCCGCCGCAAAGGCCCGAGGCGTGAAGCTCGGTAATCCAAGGCTCGATGAAGCCCGTGCGCGTGCCGCGGAGGCGTTGAAGAAGAACCGCGTGTCAGATTCCACCCTCCGGCTGATGCTGGATCTCCGTGCCAACATGACCCTGCGTCAGGTCGCCGCGCAGCTCAATGCGTACCAATTCAAGGGCCCGCGCGGCGGAAGATGGCACGCCAGCACCGTTCATCGCACGCTATTGCGCGTAACCACCGAAGCGCTGAATGACGGATTGACGCAAAAGCGCTTTGACGCAACCGTCAATCCACGCAATAACGCAACGGCGCTTGAGTGTAGCCACGGAACCACGCAAGAGCGAAACCGCGCATGCGCTCAAACGTCACACTTGCAGGATCGGGAAATGGCGACTATTCCTCCAGTTTTTAGCCCCAGCGCAGGGCGAGGGCCAAAAACAGGAGGAATGCCTATGCCGTCAGAGATCCGTGAAGCCGAGCGCATGCTCGATTTGTTCACCAGCGTCGGCGCGCGTGATTTCGTCGTGACGAAGACCGACGTCGAGCAGAAGCTCAAGTGGGGCAAGACGTATTCGGCGCCAGAACTGCGACGCCTCCTGCCGGCGATGGTTCGCACGGCGGAAATCAGGCATCCGCACCAGCTTGCTACAGGGGAGACGGTCATGGCCGGCGAGAATCTGATTATCCGGCCGACTGGTCCCGATGCCGTATTTGTACAGCTCGATGACCTGAGCGCCGAGCAGCTTGACCGCGTCCGGCCGGCGGCATTCATCATCCATGCCACATCACCGGGAAACCATCAATGCTGGATTGCGGTTTCCGGCGTCTCGAAGCTGGAGAGCAAGGATTTCATTCGGCGCGTGCGGAAGGCTGTAGGAGGAGTTGACGGAGCCGCATCAGGGGCAACGAGAATAGCCGGATCGGAGAATTTTAAGCTGAAGTACGGCCCGGACTATCCGATGGTCCAGATCGTTTCAGGAGTGCCAGGCCGGGTGATGACGCCGGAGCGCCTGCAGGATATGGGATTGCTTGCGGAGCCGGAGCCGATAAAGGAAGTGCATTTCGCCCCCCCGCGTGTTTCCACAATTTCAGGACGACAATGGCCCAGCTATGAAAAGGCCCTTGCCGGAGCGCCGCCGAATTCAGAAGGTACAGGTCCAAGCCGAAGTCATGCGGACTATTGGTTTTGCTTTTTGGCGCAACAGCGGGGCCACGGACTGCAGGAGACAGCCGAGAAGCTGCTGGAATTCAGCCCGAATGCCAGAGAACGCGCCGCGCGGGGCGATACCGGATATGCTCTAATAACGGCGCAGAACGCCGCTTCGGCTGTGGAGAGAGGGCGAAACCGAGCGCGTGCTTAGACCATTTTTACTGGCGCACTAGAATCAAATCCTGGTCGGGAAAGCAGGATTTCTTAAAGTGCGTTTTGATTCTCATTGTTTTTTGATCATGGTCAACCATACCAGTCCACGAAACGTCCGAGTCGCATGTACCCCACGTGCCCGACCCACTTCCTGAGAAGACGTTGCCTGATAAGTGAAAGCTAAAACCATACGGTGTGCCAACACCATCGCACTTTCCTTCGTCTTGGGAAAATGTGAAGACAGTTCCGCTCCAATTGCCGTTTGCGTCCTTCTGATCTTTCCCATCGATAGTCCTGACCTGCCAGTTCCCAGCTATTTGCGCGCAACCCCCGCGTCCGCCAAGAATGCATGTAAGTATCAAGACAACGCCCAGAGCAGCCAGCAGGGCCTGACGCGGCCGAGAGCTTATTACAGGCACTTTCACGCCCAATATTTCCAAGCCGCCACCGATTATCGCTACGATGACGCACGCTAACCCGACCCAGCACAACGGCGGCATTGCCGACAGGAAGTCCGACATTGTTCCCTCCGACATTAGATTGTTACATTTTTCACATAACAATAGGCTGCCCGCGCAATGCCCAAGGGGGAGCAAGCATCGCCCAATAACACGCTTGACGGTTGCGCTCGCGCCTTTATACTCGCGCGGCCAAAACAACCAATGGAGGAAAATCATGGCACAATCCAACGCGGCCCGAACGGCCGACGACGAACCGCAGGGCGGCACCCGTCCGGTGGCGAAGTTCAGGCATGGCGGCATCGAGCTGGCGGTCTGGTCGAATCCAGGCGAAAGCGGCGCGATGTACAACACCACGATCCGAAACAGCTACAAGGACGAGAAGAGTGGGGAATGGAAGGAGGCGACCAGCTTCAGCCCTACCGATCTACTCGTGGTCGGGGAACTCGCCCGCGAGGCATTCGCGGAAATCACCCGCCTGAAGCAGCAGGGCCGCGCTCGCTAAATTCACGAAGGGGAGGGCCGCTGACTCAGTGGCCCGTTCTCTTGAGTCGCACGCCGGGCTGGCCGTCATCCAGGAACTCGACTCCGACCTTTTCGAGCGTCCCGGTGATTTTGGCAAGCGTATCGGTCCTCGCCACGACCGGGCCATCAAATCCTTCCATTCGCTTCACAGTTCCCAAGGCTACCCGTGATTTCTTGGAAAGCTCGATTTGCGTCCAGCCAACGAGGGCGCGCGCGGCGCGTATGTGCCTGCCAGTTATGGAGATCAAAGCCCGACGCTACCACGAACGGCACCGCAAGCCCAAACAAATGAACTAGATAGCCAACGTATTGTACTTTTTGGACATTCATGCGATCCTGATCGCATGCCAAGACCACATCCAGCGCCTGCCCTGCTGGCAGTCATTTTCTGTTTCTGCGCGACTTCGCTTTACGCGCAGCCGACAATCGCAAACGGCTCCTTTGAAACCCCAAATCTCGGCGCGTGCCCCAACCTTGTCGTCGCTCCGCCCGGATCGTCATGGACCTTCGTAAACAGCGCCGGGATCACCTCCACCGGATGCAACCTCCTGTTCGCAATCGTTCCCCCTCCGCCCGGAGGCGGGCAGCAGGAGGCGTTTCTCCAAGCCGGCTCCGAGAGCGCAGGCGTGATTTCCAGCGTTAACACCGCCGCCGTCACTCAAACGGTTACCGGCTTTGAGGCCGGGCACTCCTACACCATCTCTTTCTATGCCGCCGGCCATGCCGAGGGCGTCAATTGCAACGACAACTGCACCGAACTCAACTTTTCGGTGATGGTCGGATCGACGGACGTGCTCGACGTATCCAATCCGCCGACCGCTGCCTTTCAGCAATACACCACCGGCTCGTTCACGGCATCCGGCAGCGCCGAAATCGGCTTCTTTGGGAGCGCTCCCACCGGCGTCAATGCCATTTCATTCATCGATCTCGTAAGCATCCAGGATCTTGGACTGTCGTCGTTGCCCTCCATTGGCTCGGGCGGCGTTGTGAGCGCGAGCGCTTTCGGCGAGTTCACTTCCGCCGCTCCGGGGACGTGGATTGAGATTTACGGCACCAACCTCGCGACCGAAACGGCCAGCTGGACCGGAGCTGACTTCAACGGCATCAACGCCCCGACCTCGCTCGACGGCACCTATGTCACCATCGCTGGAATACAGGCTTTCGTTGACTTCATCAGCCCCGGCCAGGTCAACGCCCTCATTCCGTCCAATGTTCCAACCGGCCAGCAACAGCTCACCGTCACCACGCCTGCCGGAACCAGCGCGCCCTACAACCTCACCATCAATGCCGTAGAACCCGGACTCCTCGCTCCCCCGAATTTTAACGTGGGCGGCACGCAGTACGTCGTGGCGCAGTTTGCCAATGGCACTTATGCACTGCCTACCGGCGCCATTGCCGGGCTTACCTCGCGGCCCGCCGAGGCGGGCGACATCCTCGTTATTTACGGCGTAGGCTTCGGGCCGGTAACACCGGATATCCCCGCAGGCCAGCTCGTTCAGGAGGCGAACACCCTGGCCTCCGATTTCAGCATTTCCATCGGCGGAGTGCAGTGTCAGGTCGAGTACGATGGCCTCGCCCCCGGATACACCGGCCTGTATCAGCTAAATGTCGTCGTTCCGTCCGGAATTCCGAGCGGGCCAGCGCCTCTTACCCTGACCGTTGACGGGGTTTCAGGAACGCAGACGCTCCTTGTCGCTATCGAGTGAGGAGGAACCATGGAAAAGCAACCAGAAGAGAAACCTTGGGGGCCGGTCGAATACGGCCTGACAGGAGCAGGCATCGGCGCTGCCGGAGTAGGAAGCTCCATCGGGCTCATCGGACTTTCGACCGGACTCGCTGCGCTACCCGTGTCAGTCGTCGTGGGTGTCGTTGGCGGACTCGCGTGGTGGGCCGTCAAAACGATTGCCAGCGAATGAAGGATCGTGTTCGAACTTAATCCGTTGAAGGCAAGCCCTCGCTTCCCCGGCGCGATAGCAGGCCGTGCTCCCGCGTCAATGACGGTTCTCGACTTCCGCACCAGCGACCGGGAAGTCTGCGAGCCTATGACGCGCTGCACTCGGCCCGCTAAAAGTGCGCCGAAGCGAGGCCATCCCGGCCTTGCACGACACAGAGGCCTGCATGAAAAAACACCCGCTTGCAATCGACGCGAACATTATTACACTGCCTCGCGCAACCAACGCGAGAGAAGTCATGGCCCTTCCCCAACGCGCGCGCCGCTGGATTCCCAAAACCGTGATCACGCCGGATTTCACTAACCAGCTTGATCTTTTCTCCGAAGCGGTTACAGATACTCCCGCACCGGTTGAAACCGCTCCGGCGCGCACATCCGGTATATCTCATGCCCGACCACGACCGCCTCAGCAGCTTGATTTTGGAACACTGGACGCGCTACCACCCCTCGATGCTGGTCCAGCTCCAGATGGAGAGGCGGCTCGCGCAGGAACTGGAGAGAACTGCGGAGATGTTCGCAGAGATGATGTACCAGCTGGTATCGGTTCAGGGGATGGAATACAGCCAGGCGTGGGAGCTGGCGATCCAGGAATTCCTGTTACCGGCAGAGTCTTCGTCGACGAACCCGACGAAAAGCCCTCCCGAGACTTCCGAATCACCGACGCCCATTCTATCGGGATGGGAGGCGCGCATGAGAAAGCGCGCGCGAACATCGAAGCCATCCGGCTCCTGAAGAAACTCGAAGGGGAAAACCGGGACGCAACTGACGAAGAGAAGGCGATCCTGTCCAGATACGTCGGCTGGGGAGCGCTAGCTAACTCGCTCTTCGACTACTACGTCGCGCCTGAATGGAAGAGTACCGCGGCAGAGGTGCGGGACGTGCTCACTCCCGAAGAATACGCATCCGCGCGCGCATCAACGCCCAACGCACATTTCACCTCCCCGATGGTCATAAAGGCCATCTGGGACGGCCTGGGCCGTATGGGGCTGGGCAAGGGGCAGGTTCTCGAACCCGCCATGGGAGTCGGGCATTTCTTCGGGCTGCAACCGGAATCCATGGTGGGCCGGAGGACGGGCATCGAACTCGATTCCATCACGGCCCGCATCGCCCAGAAGCTTTATCCCGATTCCACAATATTCGCCAAAGGCTTTGAGGAAACGCCGCTTCCGGATAATTACTTCGATGCCGTCGTCGGAAATGTTCCTTTCGGGGATTATGCGGTCCACGACCCCAAAATGAAGCACCAGCTCACGCGCTCCATCCACGACTATTTCTTCGCCAAATCGCTTGAGAAGGTCAGGCCCGGGGGGGGCATGGCGCTCATCACCAGCCGGTACACCATGGACAAACAGGATGAAACGGTGAGGAAGTACCTTTCGGAGAAAGCCGATCTCCTGGGCGCCATCCGCCTTCCCAATACTGCTTTCAAAGGTAATGCCGGAACGGAAGTCACGACCGATATTCTCTTCCTCAAAAAGCGCGCGCCCGGCGAACCCTCAGGTGAATCGTGGCTGCACCTGGAGCCGGTCGATACTCCCGACGGGGTCATCCATGTCAATGAATATTTCGCCCGCCATCCCGAGATGATGCTGGGAAAAATGAAACTCGAAGGGACGATGTACCGCGGGGCCGAGCCCACACTGGAGGGCCAGCTTACCCCGGAATTGCTCGCGCAGGCCGTAAGCCGGTTGCCCAAAGGCGCATTCGTCCCGCGAGACCTGCAGCGGCCACCACCCAAGCCGATCCTCGACGCGGAAGCCTTTAAGGGTATCAAGGACGGGGCTTATGCCATCAGGGATGGTGCGATAGTCATCCGAAACGGCAGCAGCTTCGAGCCCGCCAGCCTTTCGGAGACCACCACCGGCAGGGTCCGCGGCATGATGGCGATCCGCGATGCGGTAAGACTTGTGTTTCAAACCCAGTTGGAGGACGCCCCGGAAAGCCAAATTACCCAAGCCAGGCAGATTCTCAACAGCATCTACGACAGCTACGCAAGGAAGTACGGACCCCTCTCTTCGCGTGAGAATATCCGGGCATTTGCAGGAGACCCCGACGCGCCACTTCTTCTCTCCCTTGAACATTACGATCCCGACAGCAAGAGAGCCGTGAAGATGCCCATCTTCACCCGCCGCACTCTTGACAAGCGAAGACCGGCGGAGCATGTCGAGACTGCCGCCGAGGCGCTCGCGATTTCCCTGAATGAAACAGGTGGAATCCACTGGCCAACACTGGTGCGGCTTACCGGACGGCAAAACACGCAACTCCAGCAGGAACTCGACGGGCTGGTTTATCGCAATCCCGAAGGCGAGTGGGAAACGGCGGATCGCTACTTAAGCGGCGACGTCCGCGCGAAACTCAAAGCCGCCGAGGCCGCGGTTGCCATCGATCCTTGCTACAAGCGCAACCTTGAGGCGCTGAAGGCGGTCCAGCCGGCGGATCTCCTCCCGGGAGATATCAGCGCAAGGCTTGGCTCTTCCTGGATTCCGGCCAGCGACGTTAGGCGCTTCATCGCGGAATTGCTCGATACCCCGGAAAGCGGTATCAACATCAGCCATTCCGGCGCAATAGCCTCATGGGCGGTGACGCTCGACTATACTGCCAAGACCGCCGTGGCAAACACGACCACGTGGGGAACCCCGCGCATTACCGCTGCCGAACTGATAGACGACGCCCTGAACGGTCGCACACCCACCATCTACGACCAGGTCGACAAGGATACTCGTGTCGTCAACCAGCAGGAAACCATCGCCGCAAGGGAAGCGCAGCAGAAGATCAAGGACAGATTCTCAGAGTGGATATGGCAGGACGAGGAACGCGCTCAGAGACTTTCCCGCCTCTACAACGACCGCTTCAACAATATCCGGCTCAGAACCTATGACGGGTCGCACCTGACCTTCCCCGGAATGAACCGTTCCATGCTCCGGAAGGCTGATCTCGATAAGCACCAGAAGGACGCAATATGGCGCACGTTGCAGAGCGACAATACGATGCTCGCACATTGCGTTGGAGCGGGAAAGACCTGGGAAATGGTGGCCGCCGCCATGGAAATGAAACGCCTGGGCCTTGCGCATAAGCCCATGATCGTCGTCCCGAACCACCTGGTCGAGCAATGGGGCGCGGCCTTCTTACAGCTCTACCCCCACGCCAACATCCTCGTCGCCGGTAAGGATTTCTTCGCCTCAGGCAACCGGCAGAAAGCCATGGCGCGCATCGCCACTGGAAATTACGACGCGGTGATCGTCTCTCATAAATCGTTTGAGTTTCTGCCGGTATCAGATGAGACCTTCGAGAGATTCGTCGGAAAACAGATCGACCAGTTGGAAGATGCCATCCGGGAGGTGAAAGCTGAAAAGGGCGACAACCGCAGGATCGTCAAGGAACTGGAGAAGGCGAAGAAGCGACTCACGGCAAAACTGAAGGAGCGTGCCGACCGCGAGCGGAAGGATGACGGCATCACCTTCGAGCAGATGGGGATAGACCGGATTTTCGTTGACGAAAGTGATCTTTTCAAGAATCTCGGGGTGCAATCCAAGATGACGCGCGTGGCGGGGATCTCGAATACCGAAAGCAACCGCGCGCTCGATATGTACATGAAGACCCGCTATATCGCGGAGCGGGGAGGCGGTATCGTGTTCGCCACCGGGACGCCGATTTCAAACACCATGGCCGAGATGTATATCCTACAGCGCTACCTCGCGCCAGAACTCTTGCAGGCGGCGGGTGTTGAACACTTCGACGCATGGGCTGCCAACTTCGGCGAAGCGGTCACGGCACTGGAACTGGCACCCGACGGCTCCGGATACCGGATGCATACCCGGTTCTCCAAATTCGTCAACCTGCCCGAGCTGCTCTCGATGTTCCGCACCTTCGCTGACGTGCAGACGGCGGACATGCTGCACCTTCCGAGACCCGAAATCGACGGCGGCAAGCCGCATATTACGGCCGCCCCGGCATCACCAGCGCTTAAGGATTTTGTCGCAAGTCTCGTGGAGCGCGCCCAGAAACTTAAGACCGTCAAAGACCCGCGCGCCGACAACATGCTGAAAATCACAGGAGACGGACGCAAGGCCGCGCTCGACATGCGCCTGGTCGGCGGTGTTGTGGATGAAGGCGTGGATACGAAGGTTTCCCGCGCCATCACGAAAATCTACGACACCTGGGCGGCCACCCACGGCAAGAAATCGACCCAGCTCGTCTTCTGTGACTTATCCACCCCGAACGCCGACAAGTTCAATGTCTATGACGAAATCCGCGAGAAGCTTATCGCCAAAGGCGTTCCTGAGAAGGAAATCGCCTACATCCACGACGCCGATACGGATATCCAGAAGAAGAACCTCTTTGACGCGGTGAATGCCGGGAAGGTCCGCATCCTGCTTGGCTCGACGGAAAAAATGGGCGCCGGGACGAACGTGCAGAAGCGCCTCGTGGCACTGCATCATCTCGATGCGCCATGGAGACCTCGTGATATCGAACAACGGGAGGGCCGGATACTCCGGCAGGGCAATGAAAATCCGAGCATCCAGATTCATCGTTACGTTACAGAGGGTTCGTTCGATGCCTATATGTGGCAATGCTTGGAAACAAAAGCGAGATTTATCAATCAGGTGATGAACGGCAGCGTCACTGTGCGGCAGGCCGAAGACTTGGAAGGCGGCGCGCTTACCTACGCCGAAATCAAAGCCATCGCATCCGGCAATCCGGCGGTGATGGAGAAGGTCAAAGTCGATACCGAAGTCCGCAAGCTCGACCAGCTCCGGGCTTCCCATGTGAACCAGCAGTACAAAATCCGCAGGGAATTGGCGAGTCTGCCGGACCAGATTGACCGGCTGAAGAAGTACCACGCCGCCGTCAGTTCCGATATTGCTACACGCGATACGCACGCCGACGAAGACTTCGTGATGAAGGTCGGGAATCGGGAGTTCTCGGGCAAGGGCGCGCGTGAGGAGGCTGGGAATGCACTCAACACCGTGGTCATGTCATGGCGAGACGACAAGACGCTCAGAGTTCGCGGGCACTACCGGGGATTCGAGATACTGAGCCGGGGCAGCGACTTCAAGGACGGCAGACCTGACATCTACGTCCGAGGCAAGGCCACTTATGAGGCAAACCTGAATCCGGAAAGCCCGCTCGGCACGATCGCCAGTATCGATCATGTCCTGCGCAGCCTGGATAAGCGCGCTGAGGATGAGCAGCACGACATTGAGCGCCACGAGAAGGCCCTGTCCGATTACAGGGCGCAGCTTGGGAAGCCCTTCGAGCATGAGCTGCGGTTGAAGGAACTGCTGGCGAAGCAGGCGCAGCTTAACGCGGTACTTGATCTCGACAAGCACGATGCCCAAGTCGTTGCCGAAAGCCCGGATGCCGACACCAGAGAGGTTCCCTCCACATTCGCCGGTCGGGTGTCCCAGGGCGCGACCGCCGCACTGGCGCCGCAGTAGCTTCACGAAAGGAAACAGCATATGAACCCGAACGACAAACCGCCGCCGCGCGACTACCGCCAGGAAGTCACCAACGACATCATACGGATGCTTCAGGAGGGCACGGCCCCCTGGCAGAAGCCATGGGAAGCCGGCGAGCTTGGCCGGTCACCGTACAACCCCACCACCAACAAGCCGTATCGCGGCGGCAACGTGCTCGGCCTGATGATCGCAAGCATCCGGAAGGGCTATACGGACCCGCGCTGGTGTACCTATAAACAGGCGGCGGATCAGGGCTGGCAGGTACGAAAGGGCGAGAAATCCACCGCCATTGAATTCTGGGAAATCGGGCACGGCAAAGACGATGAGGGAGAATCCGACGCGGACAAACCCCGCTCCCGGATGATTCACCGCGTCTATTCCGTCTTCAATGCCCAGCAGATAGACGGCATCCCGCCCCTGCATGTCGAGCCGCGCAGAGCCTTCGAACTCATCGAAGCCGGAGAGAACATGCTCCGGAACTCCGGGGCCGACATCCGGCACGGCGGCGCGAAGGCATACTACAACCCCGGCACCGACCATATCCAGCTGCCCCCGAAAGACTGCTTCACGGACGAGCCCCGGTACTACAGCACCGCCCTCCACGAGCTGGCGCACTGGACGGGCGCGAAGCACCGGCTTAACCGGCTCACGGACAACCAGCCGTTCGGCAGCCCCGAGTATGCCAAGGAGGAAATCCGGGCCGACCTGTCGAGCCTCTTCCTTGCCGCCGAGCTGGGTATCCCCTACGATCCGAAGGACCAGGCCGCCTACATCCAGAGCTGGATAAAGGTGCTGAAGAACGACAAGAATGAAGTGTTCAGGGCCGCTGCCGACGCATCAAAGGCGTGCGATTATCTGCATTCGCTGGAAAACGGGCAGGTGAAGACCGCGGAGCCTGGCCCGCACACCGAGCGCATCAGCGCGGAGGCACAGGAGCGGCGGAGATATCGGTGACGATTTTCCTTGACTAGGGCCAGCGGCCCTCTATCATCCCTCGCATGAGCGAAGTATTTTTCATAGCCGATACCCACTTCGGGCATCGCGGGATCATCGAATTCAGCGAGACGAAGTCGCATCGCCCGTTCGACTGCATCGAAGACCACGACGAGGAATTAGTACGCCGCTGGAACGCCACCGTCGCGCCCAAGGATACTGTATGGCACCTTGGCGATTTCTGCTTCGGCAAACGGAATCTCGAAATAGCGGGGCGATTGAACGGCAACAAAAAACTCGTCATGGGCAATCACGATATGTACGCAACGGAGGATTACCTTCGCTATTTCACGCGCCTGGCTGGCGTCGTGGAATACAAGGGGCTTTCGCTCTCCCATGCACCACTCCATGAAAACCAGTTCCCGCGCTGGTACATGAATGTGCATGGGCATCTCCATACAAAGACGGTGCCGGACCCGCGCTATGTCTGCGTCTCATGCGAACAGACTGACCTTACACCGGTTCCCTTCGACTGGATTCTCAACAAATGGGCGGAGCGCAACTAATGACCAGAACCATCGTGAAAATGCAGTTTGGCAGCCACATCTACGGCACAAACCTGCCTACCAGCGACCTCGACTACAAGGCGGTGCATATTCCGGTCGCGGGCGACATTCTCCTTCAGCGCGTCAAGCCCGCCATTTCCATAAAGACGAAGCAGGATGACACCAAGAAAAATACTGCATCTGATATCGACTTTGAATCGTTCGCCTTGCAGAAATATATGGCGATGCTCATGGAAGGGCAGACCGTTGCCCTCTCGATGCTCTATACGCCCGAGCAATGGATCATCGAGCGCACAGAAGTCTGGGACGGCATAATTGCACAGAAAGAAAAGTGGCTTCATCGCGGCGTCAGCGCGTTTGCCGGTTACTGCCGTCAACAGGCCAACAAGTATGGGATCAAGGGAAGCCGCGTGGCTGCTGCACGGGCCGCTGTCGCGCTATTCGAGGGCCTTGTGGCCCAGCACACCGCCCAAACCAAGATTATCGATGTCTGGAACGAAATCGAAGCCTTCGTAAAACAAGGTCATGAACACGTCGCCATAGTCGTTGAGGCCCAATTCGATGACCGGCCACCGGCCACAATGCTTGAGGTTTGCAACCGAAAAGTCCAGCAGCATGCCAACCTGAAAATGGGCTTGAGTATTTACAAGAAAGTCTTTGAGGAGTACGGCGCCCGCGCACTTCAGGCCGAAAACAACGAGAACGTGGACTGGAAGGCGATGATGCACGCCCTCCGCGTCTGCCGCGAGGCCGAGGAGTTATTGCTCCGCCACAGCATCACGTACCCACGACCGGAGGCGGAATTGCTCTTGAAAGTACGCACGGGCGAACTGCCCTATAAAGAGGTCGCGGAGATGCTTGAGCACGGCCTGGTGCGACTGGAGGAGTGCCAGCGCCTTTCGACACTGCCGGAAAAGGCTGACGCCCTGGAGGCCGAGAGGCTTGTCACGGCAGCCTATACCCAGGAAATCCTGAAGGCCACATGACGCCCGACGAGTTGGCCGAAATTGGGCAACGGCTTTACGGTAAGCGCTGGCAGACTGCTTTGGCCAGAAGGATAAAAGTGGATGCCAGAACGGTACGCCGCTGGCTAAAAGGCGACCGGGAGATCAGGCCACAGGTAGCAGAGCATCTCCGGAGCTTGCGCCCGCAGTGAATTCCGGGTCGGGCGTTTCATCCTCGAAGCCGGAGCCCGCGAGGGGTTCAGCGCCTAAATCGTCAAGCACGCCCTGCATCTGCTTAGTCATCGGTATCTTCGGCTGTCGTGGCTGCATGCCCAAACCTACTATTTTGTTTCCCGAATAGGCAAGCCTTTTCCTGCATAAGTCCGCTTGCGTCACATGGGTCACGAATTATGGCATGATGGCGTTAATCGCCATGGCCAAAACAAAAATAACGCCAGATCTCCTTCAGGCTGCGTTGGTAGGTTTTGAGGTTGAGAAGCAACGGATCGAGGCCAAGATTGCCGAACTACGGGCCATATTGGGTTCCGCTCCAGTACCCGCCACAAGATCCGCCAAGCCCAAGCGTACACTTAGCGCCGCCGCGAGAAAGAGAATCGCCGAAGCCCAGAAGCAAAGATGGGCAAAGTTCCGGTCGGAAGCTCACGCTGCCGGACCAACCAAGCGCGTTTTAAGCGCAGCTGGCCGAAAGGCGATTGTCGCCGCCACCAAGAAGCGATGGGCTGAAAAAAGGGCGGTAAGGAGTGGCACAGACGGCACCGGCCCCAGAGAAACCGAATGAGGTTCGTACATCCATGACAAAAGCGGATGCAAAGAAGGCATACGAAGACCTCTCGGCCAAGGCAAGTGACATCGTGCGGCAGCTTTCGTTTGGCGGAATAGCGTTGATCTGGCTCTTTCGGCTCGGCACAGATAAGGTCTTTACTTTGGATCAAACGATGCTGAATGCCGCTCTCTTCATCTTCCTGGCGCTCTTTTTCGACTTCTTGCAGTATCTTTGCAGTACTCTGATCTGGTTTATATACTTCAGATATAAAGAGAAGAAGAATATTCCGGCGGCCGAAGACTTCAAAGCTCCGGAACAACTGAACTGGCCAGGCTGGGTGTTCTTCGGCGCGAAAGCGGTAATGATTCTTGTTGCCTATCTGGGATTCATCATCCCATTCCTGTTCCGAAAATTCGTCGGATAAAATGAGACTCTCGCCGCTTCCCCATATGCCAAAATGGTCCAGGGGAATCAAAGGAACCATGGCTAAACTCACGAACACCATCATCGAAGCCGCCATTGCGGGTTTCGAGGCACAGAAGAAAAGCATCGACGGCCAGATCGCGCAACTGCGCGGGATGCTGATCGGCGCAGCGGTACCCGCCGAGGAGGCACCGGCAAAAGGAACGCGTAGGAAATTCAGCGCGGCAGCCCGCAAGAGGATGCGGGAGGCTCAGCAGGCCAGGTGGGCGAAGATCCGGGGTGAATCATCTCAACCCAGCAAGAACGCCGATCCCGCGAAAACCGCTCCGGCAGCCAAGCCCAAGCGCAAACTGTCTGCCGCGGGTCGGAAGGCGATCAGCGCAGCAATGAAGAAGCGCTGGGCTGCTAAAAGAGTTGGCCGTGTTTAGCGCTGCGAATGAGTTGCGATGAATCTATTTACTCCGGCGACTTCCAAAGTCCCCATCGCAAACTAGAGCCAGAGGGCTCTGGTCAAACCACCATTCGTCATATTCGGACTTCGCGGCAATGATGGCAGCATCACCCTGTGGGTCGCCAATCTTACTCCAGAAGAATTCCTTCGAGATACCGCGACGAAGACACATCTCTGTGACCATCTCGTCACGCTCGGCGTCCGTAGTCACGAGAGCCTGTGGGATCACTAAGTCAGTAACTGGAGGCTCGCCCGGCTTCAGAAACACCTTATGTATGAGGTCAAAATACGACGGCTTCGACCAATATTCATACAACTCAAAGGTCAAATCTCCATTGTCGATCTTGATGAAGTCTAGTCCACTTTCGTCCTCAAAAAAGTGAACGGTGACGGCACGTGGGGCGAAGTATTCTGCAAGCTTCCGTTTGAAATCCCCTGCCTTTATCATTTTGCGTCCCGACCACCGTTCTGAATTCTCCGGATCTACGCCGACCGCCTTAACCACCTGCTTAATTGACCGATCGAAAATCTCATGGCTGTTTTTTCTCCTTTTCGCTTTGCTCCAATCCGTGAAGTCTATGTATTTCTTTCCCTTCAAAAAACTCGGGATTTTACAATCGCGAAATAAGATCGAAATTACCCTGAGTCGTGCCTGCTTGATTTGGTTCCCGAGCGCAAGCTCCAGTTCTTCCTGAACCCACCGTGAGTTTACAGAATTTGGTGTGAGGATAATTGCCAAAAAGGCCATCTCCTCGATGGCCGCCGATATCGTTCGTATCAGACTCGAACCGGCCTTAATTTCATCTTCATCCACCCACACGCGAATATCAAACCGCTCAAGGCGGCTCTTTAGCATACGAACAAACGGCTTGTCGATGGAGCTGTGGCAAATGAATATCGATGACATTGGCCTTCCAATACGCACATTCTATCAACCAGCCGGCCACGAGGAACAGTGCTTATTTGCCCCCCCGTGTTTCCGGGTGTTGAACGCCGGTTCAAAGCGCTGATTTCTTCAAGCCCCTTCCTTTCACCTTCATCAGGCCAGCCACATCAATTCCGATCCTTTGCTCGAAACCTGCCACAAATCGGCCTTAGGGACGTCAAGCCGCGGCCCGCTCCATTCGCCGCGCCGGTAGTCGCACGTCTCCCGTGTAACGCCTTGACGTCAGTCCGATCCATGACCGGTTCTTCGCAAGGTCGGCAATGATGCCGGCCTGAAATCGAAAGGAAAGTTTATGAAGAAGTCAGCTCTACCGATCGGCCAGTTCACCAAGACGGAACACGGCTACACCGGGAAACTCGAAACCCTCGCGGTTAAGGCGAACATCACGCTCCAGCCGAACGACGACAAGGAGAAGGATTCGCACCCGGATTTCATCGTCCTTCACGGACAGACCGAGATCGGCGTGGCGTGGAACCAGGAGGACGACCGCGGATTCTATGTGTCCATCGTCTTCGAGGAGCCTAGCCTCGCGCCCGGTTCATACAAGCTCATCAAGACCGGCGTGGAAAAGGGTTACGAGCTGCGGTATCGCAAGCCTTACAACAAGAAGGACAAATAGGCCTCGGGAGGGGCGGCTCCGGTCGCCCCTTTTTTTCCTCTTGACGTATACGCATACACACTGTATGCATATCGAAACAAAAGGAGCCATCCATGCCGCGCAAAACGATTTATCTCTCGGAAGATGAAGCAAAGATATGGGCACAGGCCAGCCGCGTAATCCGCTACAACCACAGTGTCGGACTCGGCAAGTTTCTGACGCCCCATCTGAAGCAGGTCTTGCTATGGGAGCCCAAACCGACAAAATGCGGAAAGCCGACCACAAAGAAACATTAACCGACTGCCACGGAGAAAAACCATGACCGAAGAAATCACACTGGATGCCGAAAGCGTCGCCCACATGAAGGCCGTCAGCGATTCGGGCCGCGCTTTTGGCAAAGCCATAGACGAAGGCCGGTTGAGCGATGACGAAGACGCGCCGAATTACGCTGGGAACTTCATGTTCATGGGTTACCAGGGCGTCACCGGGAAGGCGTTGTTCAAGCACATCGACTCCCGGCAGTACCTCGACTGAATCAACCAGCATCACGCGATGCAGCGCGCCTCGGCTTGCAGGGGTGGAGAACGAACGTGAGAATCCTACTCAACCTAATCGTCTGGCCGTCCATGTTAATCGGCATTCTCTATGCGTATGTGCGTATGGGGTTCACTGCCGGATTGCTGTGTGCTGCGGACATGATAAAGAAGGACTTGCCCGACGAATCAGACACCGGACGCGCATCATGACCCAGCCACTCCCCTCAGAAACCATCGACTACGAGCGGTATGTGGATGGCCTGCGCTGGAGCAATGCCAAGATGCTCATGGCCATGAAGGACATCATCCTCTGGACCGAACGCCACGGACTGACGAAAGCCGACCTCATTACCGGCGGCCACGCGGAAGTACCGGTGATAACGCACGCGCGGGCGGCGATTGCGCTGGCGGAAGGGCGTGCGTCATGAGCAAGCCAATCCACACGGCAGGACCCATCGCAGTAGATGAATTCTCGAATCTCTACCTCGCGAGGCACATCGCAAACGGCTCGGCAATCTCTGGCGCACCATCGTTGGCCGTGACCACAAACGGTAGTGATTCATGGCCAGAGGATGAGAAGTTCAAATGCAAGGCCAACGCCCGCCTCCTCGCCGCCGCCTACAATGCGTTTGACTCCGCCGGGAAAAAGCTTGGCCTGAATGCCGTATTACTCGCAGAAGGACTCCAGCACGGCGCTATCGCAGACCTGATCGGAGCCTTGGAGCAAGCCCGCGAGCACATCGACGGCGAAATCGACGTAGTGGACGGCGACTACGGTGTTCCTGCTCCCAACAAGGCGATGAGTCTGGCGCACGAGATAGACGTGGCGCTGGCGAAGGTGAAGGGCGGTGCAGCATGAGGAAAACAGCAATAAAACTGGGGGCTGGCAGGAATCAGAAAACAACCGAATGCCCTCCCGCACTGTTTGAGATGGCGGACAGGCTTGCCCGAGAGTATGTGCAACGAGCTTTCTATAGCGATAGGCCCATGTCGGAAGTGTTCGGAACTATATATCTCATGGGCTTCATGCACGCCTTCCAGGGTATGGATGAGGTGGAGAAGCGTGCCAAAGCGAAGGAGGCCGCCAATGGCTAAACGCACCGCCAAAGTCCTCGCCGCCAACGCCAGGCGCCACCTGAACACCATCAGAACCGCATCGCTGAAGCTCGCGGCGGAGTTCGGGGATGTTGACGCGTTCTTTGAGAAGCGGGCGGAGGACATCATTACGCTTGCCAACGATATCGAAGCCGAGATTAACGAGTGGCTGCCGGAGCAGGCGGAGGGGAGTGTGTTATGAGCGATATGAGGGTAAGCAAACGATATGCCGAGTTACAAGCAATTTTCAAGAGCGGCGGCACAAGTACATTGCGAGATTATCTGTTTGGCCCCGCCGATGCGCTTATTTCCATAGACCTGCTGCGAACATCCGCAGAACAATGGGCGGAGCAGATCAAAGATTCTCGCCACAGGGCCACTTGGGATGCCGTTGCAAATGCATACAGAACTGCTCACGACCTTCTGCAACAAGCGATGGCAGGGGAGGAAACGTCATCATGACCGACAAACACCCCGAAGCCTTCGAGAAGTGGTTTCCTGCTGGCCGGAAACTCTTGGAATATCCCAATTCCGGCGATGCGCCTACGGGATTCAAAGCGGGCTGGCAAGCCTGCGCTGCCCACTACGCGCCGAAGCTGACGGAGAAGGACGCCGTGAAAATTGCCTTCAACGCCTCCGTGGGTAAATGGACGCCCTTCGGCAAAGATACGGCGGAAGGATGGGGGGCCTATATGAGCGAGATAATTGCCGCCCTCCGCGCCGCAGGCGTGCGGTTCAAGGAGGAAGCATGAGCGACATCCTGATTGCGATTGTGCCTGTTTACGTTGGTTTTGCTCTTATAGCATTCACGAGAGCGCCCGTTTGGATCGTTATGCCAATTAGTATGTCCGGAATACTCTACGCGGGGTATAAGACGTTTATCGAGACCGGAGTGATTCGATGACCGACCTCCTCACCAAGCTCGCGGCGCTCACGCAGCCCGACAAGCACGGTCTTCTTCCGTGTCCGATTTGCGGCGGCAAAGCTGCGCCTGACTATAAAGCAACATTTGGATACGCGTTTATCTTCAAGTGTTTGCTGGGCCATGTAACAGTAACGGCAAACAGCGAAGACCGCTCCAAGCAGTTCTGGAACAACCGCCCCCGCGAAGCCGCCCTAATCGCGCTGGTGCAGGAAGCCGCTGCGGAGATTGAGCGCTATAGGGAGGTATTAAGCAAATCCATCGTGCCGGTGGACGAGGATCAGTGCAATTGGCTGATTTTCTACGACGACCATGACCGCCGCCCGGAAATATTCCAGAACGAGCAGATCGCTCTGCATGTTTACGAGCAGCGGCAGATCAGTTGGAATTGTTATCTGTTCAAGCAGCTTACGAAGGCGAACGGAAAACCACTCAACCCCCAGGAGTCCGCCACATGACCAAGCGCTTCTTTTATACCGATCCTCTGGCAGCTGCGTGGATGATGAAACACCACAAAATGCACATCGTTGATAAATATGGCGATGAAATCGAGGAGGCATACCGTCGCGATCCTCAGGTATGGCTAGATCCGCCGTACTACATCCACCCCGACTCGCTGCACCTGCTGGAGCCGCAGATCGGGGATCTGGTCGCGACGAGAAGGGGCAACGAATCCACCACCTTATATCAGCCGATTGAACTCGGCGGCCCCAAGTTCTTTATAGAAGAGTTCATACTTTTCGGAAAGACATTTAAATGGGAAGAGATTGTCAGGGTCGTTCTACGCAATGGCATCGCCTTTATGTGGCCGGAAAGCGAAGAAGCCCATGGGTGACATTGGCGACTACTGGCGCGAGCACCGCGAATATGCCCGCGACCGCAAGGTGGCTGAATCGCTCGGCATGAGCCTCGGCCAGTACCGTCGGAGGATGCGGAAGATGGAAGCCGATGACCGCGCCGCCACCAAAGCTGCCAATCTGGCGAAATGCACTATCCAGTGCGAATGCGGCCGCTGGCTGCTCGGCCCGAACGACCACGCCAATCACGTCCAAAGCCAAGGCAAAAAGGGGCACGCCATTGCGCTCACCCGCGAGGTGCCGAAGGCAGAACCGGCGGATTGGGCGATTTTCTGATAACCAAAGAAGACGGCATCAATTCTGGACAGAAGCGGGTTTCGCGATAGAATAGAGGTTTCACGAGCTTGGGTAAGGCAACAGTTGTGCTGGGCTTGGTGATTAGCTTGATTGGGGGCATTCCTCCTCGATTGATCAAAGCTGACGGAAACATCGATATAACGGTCAAGGGTCAAGCCAATGTGGCTTTAGGCTTCGGCGAGGCGAAAGCCAAACCGAAGGCCAAGGCAAAATCAGTGGCGGGTTCTAAGGCGGATATTCGGAAGAGTACGAAGGCGGTCAAAAAAGGAGACAAAACAATGACAACAATCGGTTCCATTTTGAATGGCGTTGGGAAAGCATCGTCGCTTCCGGGAGAGTAATGCCCCCAATCGAGGCTGATCATCGGGTCCGTTCAGCATAATTCGCGCCTCCAGGGAGAAGCGAGGGGGTGAAATTACCCCCTCTCCCGCCATCCTTCTTCTTGACCAAACCTTCCCTGCGGCATAACCTACGCGCGAAATGAACCCGCGCGCAGCACAACCATATTCCTCCGATGTGGACGCCCAACCCCGCCAGGCGTTCCACAATCCCCACACCTTCATGGGCGCCGGGCACTGGATTCGCACCGCCGGGATTCTGGCCCCCCTGCTTATAGGGGAGCTAATCAAGGAGCCGGACAAGCGGTGGCGATGGATCAGAATTGCCTCCGTCGCCACGGCGCTTGTGTCCGAGGGGATGTACACCCATCGAATAAACCGGGAGCGTCAGGATCAGGCCCAGCGCTGCCGTTAGTCACTTCCTGACGATGGTAAGGGTCTCAACTTCGAGCGTGCCTGCCGTGGCGTGCCAGTAGTCTCCCACCCGGCTGAAGCCGAATCCGTTTGTGTTAACGTTACCCGCTACATTGGTCGTAGGTACCGGCTTTCGCCAGTCGGGGTCGGTTGTTATGGGACGTTTCGGATCCTTCGGGACCACGGCGATGTTGATACCGTACGTATCCGATGGGATCACCCTGTCATAGACGTTCATGATGACGACACTCTCGGAACATGCCGTGGCGATATGCCGAAGGACATCAGAAGATCTGAACGTTGTTGCGCCAAAAGCAAGTGTCTTTCCCCCAATTGTGATGGTGGCCTTTCCCGGCGAATCAGTTCCCCCTCCCTCGATGCCGGTGCCTGCGTCCGGACAGGTGTTACCGGGAGGTTGCGGCTTGCCCTTCGTGTCATCGAAAGTAAATACGGCAACGAAAGGCTGCCCATGGAGGTTCGGCCCGACGCCGAAGATACCGAAGGTATCCTGGCCGTTGTTTACGGTTCCGGTAACCGTCGCCACCACTTCTGCGGCGGAGAGTGATAGGGTCATTGCCAAAAACATGCCGGACCTTCGCCCGGCGCTTTTAAGCACACGTGTAGTAAGCATTGTTTTCACCTCGGTTGATTGCCGCTTGGTGCGGCTTTTATTGGGAAGGAGCCCCTTCCCTGACTTCAGGCCTTTGGCCTTACGTCACCCATCCCAACGGGCCTGCCGCCCGTAACGCCCGCTATGAGCGCTGGCTTGGCCAGTGCGATTCTAGGGGCAGTTTCCGTAATAGAACGAACTGATCAAGGCTCGCTGTTCTTTCGAGGCGCTTCGGAATACATCGTGCAGACCACCAATCGTAAATCCCGCAGATTTGAGTCTTACTACCACCTCTCTCAGAACATCCGCTTCAGTATGGATTAATATCTGCCGATTTTCGTATTTTGAAAGCCGAGACGAGCGTTGCTTAGTTCGTGGCCGACACTTAATCTTCATTGGGCTGCTTCCTTTTGGCGTAACATCGCAGCGGTCCTCTTTCACACGGCGCCCCCGTTTATCCCATCCCTTTTTGGATTTCTCATGCGGATTTCCCGCTTTGTTTGAGCAGTCCCTACTGCAAAACCGGCGTTCTCCATAGCCAGTGAATTCCTTTTTGCATGACGGGTTTGCGCAGACATATCGCACCTTCTTCTGTCTGACGCTCGCAAAGTATTCTGCCGACTTCCGCCGATGATCATCGCAATGGACCTGATTTGCAAAGGCCTTCACTCCGCAGATCACGCAGTGACCACGTGCTTTTCTGTCAAGATACTGGCGGTTCGTTGGCAATCAATGCCTCTCCTTGGGTGTGCGAGAACTATAGCCGAACGGTGTAGCGAAATCCAAAAACAATTCATGTGACCTCCACCGCCTTCCCGCCCTCCGCTTCCAATGCTGTCAGCCAGCCCGGCTTTTTGCCTTTGCCGTTATACGTCAGGGTCTTATTGGCGGGATGCTGATATTGCGTCCCGCCATGGTAAACGCTCTTGCCGTTTCCCTTATGGGCTTTTCCGGCGACGTCTTTCAGGCTCAGGCCCACCGATGCAAGAAGAGTCCGGGCCTGTTCCAGTGCTTTTGCCTTCCGGTCGTCGTCCCTTTGCTTCAGCAGGGCTTGAGAATGCTCGATGACGGCCTGCAGTTCGCTATCGCTCAAACCGTCGAGCGTGTCCAGTTTCATGTTCATCCCCCTTGATCTCTTTCAAAATGTCGCCAAAATCCGGGTACGACTTCACGCTGCTGATAATGGGTTCCTTTTCCGCGTTGGCTTCTTTCAGCGTTGCCTGCGCCGTGGTCATTTCCTTAATGCCGTTTAACTGCCCCTCCCGGATCTCGCCCACCAGCACGCCGAGATTATGGCCTTCAATCTCAACGGCGCGCGTCCCGAACAAAACCACCAGCGTTTCGTGGGCGCCGTCATCAGTCCACTGGTAGCCGCTGTAATGCGACCACGGGAAGCCTTCGGAATGCCTGCCGTCCCTTCTCTCCACGTGCAGACTGAACGCCTGCGCCGTAAGCTGGCGCTCGCTGGTAAAGGCCTTTGCTTCGTCGGCCTTCCCGTCGAGAATCCGCTCTACAATCCTGCTGCGCGCCTCAGGCATAACCCACCTCGCGCCCGCGCCAGCGATCGGCAATCGCCGCCGCACGCTGTTTCAGAAAGCGCCCCACCCTATTGCGCTCCAGCGTTTGATGGAACCGCTCGCGCCAGGCGGGCCGGAGTTTCGTTTTCGTCAGCTCCACCGCCGACAACCGCTCGGCGGTCCGGGAAATAGCGTTTCGGACATTGTCCTTGGAAGCGATGTAAATCTTGGCCTGTTCCCGTCCACGGGACGCCGCCACATACCAGCCCTGCCGATTTACGGCCGGTAACGATTCATCGCCCACAGAAATAAATACCCGGTCTGCGGTTTTACCCTGTGCGGCGTAACTGGTATCGGTGTAGCCGAGACTCAGATGGCCCCAGTTCTTCGGTAGCAGCCTGCCCTTTTCCAGCCGGATATCGCCCTCTTTCGTAAAGCCCTCGACAGTGAAGATGTCGCCGTTGTTGAGGCGCGTTCCTTTCGCTTGTCCCTCGACTTTGGCCTCGCCGTTTTTGGTGATTCGCAGGAGATCACCCTTTGCAATCGCAACCTCCCGTGTCCGGAAGACATCGAAGCGGTTCACCTGACTCAGGGGTAAAGACGTTTGCGTGCCGTCCTGTTTCTGCAAGGTTAAGACGCCGGATTGTAAGGTTTCGCTGGAGTATTTTAATAGCGCAGCCTTCTCACCGCGCCTAAAGCCCTTGGCATTCTGATGGAATTCCAGCACCATGCCCGGCTCGTAATTCCTGGAATCTGATTTTTGGGCATCCGTCCAGCCGGTCGATTTCCGGGCGATGAATTGCCGCTCCTCACCAAGGGCGCCGCGTTCTTTCAATGCCCCGCGCAGCTCATCCGTTACCTTCGCGGCTTCCGCATGCGTGGGAACGACGATTAACGCGCGGCGGCCTTCGTCACGGGCATTCAGGTAATCAGCAACCAGCATCCCATGGCGTTCATCTCCGGAGGCCTCGATAACGCAGCCGAGGCGGTCGAGGTAGTCGAAGCCCTTTTGCGCCGACTTCCCGGTGCCTTCAGCAATCTCCTCGACGGCCTTTTTATACCCCGGAGTCGTCTGCCGGCGGATCTCTGTCAGTTTTGCAAACTTCACGCCGCCTTCTTTTTCCAGAAGGCGGAATGCATCACCGGCGGAAACACTATTGTGTTGAGCATAGTCGCCCGACAGGATAAGCCGGTTCCCATTACGTTTCGCCAAATCAGTGAGGCGCCGCATGTCCTTTGCGGAAACGAGACCGGCTTCGTCAACCCAGAGAATCTGGCCTTTCGTTTTCTCCTGAAGCTTTTCGTTTTTCAGGAGCATTTCGAGTGTCTCGGCGTCCTTGAATCCCTCCTTCGCCAGTACATTTCGAGAGGCCTGTGACGATGGCGCAAATGCGAATACGTGTTGCCCGGTGCCTTCGATTGCATCGCGAGTTGCGCGCATCATGGTGGTTTTACCGGTTCCCGCTTTGCCGGAGATTGCGCTGATGGCGTCACGGCTGGTGAGAATATGGACGGCAGCTTTCTTTTGCTCGGCGGAAAGTCCGTTCAACGATACAAACTCGCCGGGTTTGTTTGCATGCAACTCCGAGATCGATACAAACCCCCTGAACTTCCGCTGCCCGTCTTTCCCGAACTGGAGAAACGCCACTTCGTTATTGAGCACCGTCTTCGTGGTCATCATCAGCTGGCCTTCGTGCTTTACCGGAATGGCTTCCGGGTGCTGTGCCAAATCGGCAACATCTTCGGGTAGGATGGAGCCGACGCCATGCATCAGGGCTTCGGCTTTGACCTTGGGTTCCGAGACGGCACTGGCGCGTTCGAATGAATGCTCCAGCGCGTATGTTTTCGCCTGCTCGGGCGTAATGGCGTTATCGCCCTTCGTCCAGCCGTCGCCCGCCGTTTGAATCGCAAGACGCTCTTCACGGGTAAGGCGGCTGTCCCATTCCTTTCGCAGCTCCGCCATGGATTGCGGCTCTTTCGATTTCTTCTCGCGAGTCTTCCGGCCAAGATCCGCTTTTGCAGCCGGGTCGCTAATTCCCAGCCGTTCCGCTTCAGCCTCGATAATGGCAGTCCGGCGGGAGAATTTCGCCGTCGTCTCTTTCGATATCCCGGCGATTCGGAAGCCCGAGCCTTCCTTTTCTATGCCGTAGCCGATAGCTTTCAGCTTCGACGCCAGACGCGCATGAAACGCCGATTGATGCCATGCCTTGTCCCGCACGATGTTTCCCCACTGGCAGGCCTTAAGGATGTTTTCTTTCGGGTCTAGCGAAACGTTCAGACAGGTTACGTGCCGATGTTTCTGAGGATCGACCGTTCCATCTTCCAAAGGGCGGGTGGTTTCGTGCGGCCACATCACATAAATGATGTTGCCGCTCTTGCGGTCCTCATCCTTTCCGCCTTTCCTGACCCGCACGGCCATTTCCGATTCGATATCGGCCATCGTTTCGCGGATAGAATCATCCACCAGGCCGTTAATTCGTTTGTCGTAGAGCGCCGCCAGCGTTACCGATTTGCCCACATCGAAGGTAACGTCCGTCATGATTCTGCGGTCATCCCGTGTCCGTGAGGTAAGCCTCTCGGATGTCAAAGGATTTCGGTTTTCACAGAGGGAATAGAAGCTTTCCTTCGTGGCCTCCATTCCCCCAATTCCAAGCTGCGTTGCCGTCTTGCCCTCGTACACCGGAATCTCCCTTGCATCCTTCCCGAAATAGTCGTCCCGACTCAGGTGGGCGTGGTAGTCCTTCGCTTCTTTCGTATTCGTGAAATGCGTGATCGAAATCATCGACGCCGCCTGTAGGGGGAAGCCGATCCGATACAACCAAAACGTGAGCGCTGCAACATGAAAAAGCAACCCATGGAAGCGTATAGACTCGTCCCCGATCAGAGCTCGGAACATCAGCGCTCCCATGACGGCGCGGGCCTGCGGATCTTATCCGGAGCAGCCCCCGGTTGCTGTTTGTCCTTCAGATGGGCCTGGTGTTCCCCAACCCATTTATTAAACGCGCTGTAGCTTTCCTGCATTGCGTGATCGCGTCGTTGCATCGGCCTGTGCCACGTCGTTTTCGCCTCACCCCCAGCAGGGGTGAATGTGAGCCCGGCGTGATACCCTTTTTCGCTCATCCCCAGACACGCCTGAACCGAATAGCCTGATGCCTGATCTGCGTAAGCCCCGCCTCTCCAGACGGTCCTTATCGCGTGATCCGCCTGATAGGCGTGCTCCGGCCCTTTCATCCAATCGAGGAATGACATATCACCGCTCCAATCCCAACGACCGGCCACGTGCCGGGCTTGGTGTTGATTGCGGTTGAACCGGCGCGTCTTGGGGGACGGCTCCGTTTCCAGCCATCTCCGCTATCGGTTTGGCGGCCTCAACGGCCTGCGCCTTTACGTTTTCTGGAAGGTTTTGAACGGACTGTGCGTATTCTTTGATGAAATCGAGAAACATTGCAAAAGCTCCTCGTAATTATTATTTACGAGGAGCCTCGCTTTGCCCTAATAGTCCACTGTGACCTATCGTGACTTAAGGTTTATTCCATGAACCGCTGAAACTGCCGGTAGCAACGAAGCACAGGGCGGCCGGGTTTATCGTCCTGACCAGTAGCACCGAGGCGCACGCTGAAGAGTCCCTGGAAATAGCGCGGGAATCCGTTCTTCATATCCAGATCCACTTCCGCGAATGTCTCAGCGAATAGCTCCCTGCTTGTAAGAGTTTGGGCTAGGGTTTCCAACGCCTTCGAATAACCGGCGTTCAATATGGTGATGGCACTCTTCTTGTCATAAGGATTCGGCATGCGGGTGACCACGCAGAACACGATTTTGTCGGGCCTTGGGTCATAGCGAATTGTCAGATTGCCATCAGAGACAGTGGCACCATACCTGTCCGCCAGGACGGCCCTTTCCTTCTCCGTGTATCCGATCACTTCCAAGGTGCGGAAGTCCTGCTTATCGACAAAATATCCGAATCGGCCATACTGATGCAGCATAGTAAGCTCCGCCAGTATCTTGCTGGTCCGGACACTGCCCAGCACAATCGGTGAACACCCGGAGAGGTCCGAGAAGTCGCGCATTAGCCGGCTGACTAAAGAATTCACTTTCATTCCGTATTCATCGGCAAACCAACCTGCAATCCGATCCCGCGCCGCTATTTCCCCGCTCAACGTGTAAAGGTGACAAGGATGAAGGTTCTCCGCCGCTTCATTCCGGAACAGTCGTTGCAGCTCATCGCTTGCGCCTTTGAACGACTTCTCGCCCTCACCCGTTTCAACTTGTGGCACCCGCAGTACCGTTCCGCGAACGTCATCGCGGTAAAACATAGGCTCGTCGTATACGATAGTGACGGGTCTAGCGGGTTCGAGATGGCCATACCAGAAGTGATGATCTGCTCCCCTCATTGCGCGAATATTGACCACGCGCAACTGATATCCTGATCTATCCGCCGGTGGCAGGAAGAAGCGCCAGTCACCCTTCACAACGTCGTTGTCTGCATATTCGATTAGAGACTGTCGTACGTGGCCGCACAGCTTTCTCACCTTACTGTTGTCTACCTTTGTGCCGTCTTCGATACCGAAATGCTCAATGGCTATGTCAACCTCCGTTAGCCGCGTGGACCGATGTTCATACAGGTAGCGCAGTAACTCCATGCGTTGCGGAGCACCGCTAAAGAACCGCGACCCTCCAATATTCTCCAGCACCTGCCTTTGTTCCAGCTCTTCACCGGACACTATGTCCCTTGGGGCGTCAGACATAAACATCCTCCTCTCTGGAGATATTATCCATCAGTAGTCCACCGAAAATAACCCCAGATCACTCAACGCCACGGTATTCGGTTTGCTTTTCCCCCGCCAGAGGATTCACAATTCATTTCAAGGATGCTGTTCCTAGTAAATGACGAATCGTGATTACTAATACACAACCTCGTCAAGTGCGGCTTCCGCTGGGACAGACCTCGAACAAATAGGACGAAGCAACAGGGCGTTACGTTTCATGCGCTGGAGCTGCGCCCAAATGCAAAGGAGCGTTTTATGAACGCATTCTGGAAGACGAATCTCATCACGGCCACCCTGCTTACTTCCGCAGTCGGCCAAACCGCTCAACCCCAAGAGCCCGCTCCACGGGCCTCTCCTGTTCAGACGACGGCACAGCCCCAACCGCTTCCGGACTGCCCACCAGGAACGAAGCCTAAAGCTGCCGGGATCGTTCCGCCATGGGTTCAGAGAAGGCTTAACCAACTAGCCGCCCAGAAGTGTTTGAAATACGGCATCTGTGTAGACCCCACCGCACCGCCCCCCGTGGTCATTGGAAAGGACCCGCAGACGGGAAAGGCGTGCCGGATCATGGTGGCGAAACCCCCGGCTACGCCGTCATGTGTCACCGTAGTTCCGCAGCCCGGTCAGCCCCCCGTGACCGTCTGCGGCACGCCGCAATCAAGCAAATGAACTTGGTTCTTAGGGGCGCATGCCGGTATGGATGCGCCCACTTTTCAGAAAAGGAGATCACATGAAGTCACTCATTATTTTCTCGATACTGGCCTGTAGTGGATTCGCACAGCGCTACGACTTTACGACTTTGGTGCAGCCAGGCGACTCGATTGACGGCCACACCTTTACGTCCGATACCCGGATTGAAGCCGTCGCCCTGAACGACGACGGTGAAATAGCCTTTTTGGCCAGATGGTCGAATCCCCTGTTTGCCGAGAGAGCCCTGTTTACGGCCAAGCGTTTGGTTACTGGCGAGCAATTCGGCGAGCACGATTGCCGGACGATTCTTTTCATCCTGCCCGACTCAATTACGATACGCGGGGATCATGTTGCCTATCGCGCCTGGTACGAATCCTGCGACAGCCCTACCCGAAAGATCGGGCTGTTCCTTGATGACCACCTGATGACGAATGGGAACGACTCGCCTTTAGCCGCTCTCACAAACAATTTCATAATCCCGCTTTACGATCCCCCGAAACCGCCGAGCCCATTCGTGCGGAACTCCAAGGGCCAAATCTTGATCCCCGTAAACCTTGAGCGCGGCTTTCTGCTTCTACTGGGGACGCCGGTAACGCATTAACGATTAACCGGGCGCGCTGGCTCCCTTTATGGCCGCGCGCCCTTAAGGAGCTATATGGCAAAACCAGATCCCGTGCTAGACCGGCCCATTCTTTGGCTCTCCGACCGCGATGTTCTCACATTTAGATCGCTCATTGAGGGTGGGTGCCTAATAACTGGCGGGTTAGGTAGCGGTAAGTCTAGTACTAGCGGTAGGGCCTTAGCTCTTGGATTTCTCAGGGCGGGCCTTGGCGGGCTCGTGCTAACCGTGAAATCGGACGAAACACAGCACTGGAAAGAGTACGCCAAAATTTGTGGACGAGAACGCGATCTAATCATCTTCAACGCAGAAAGCGGCCTGATGTTTGATCCATTGGCTTATTGTTGGAATCAGCTCGGCAGGGCGGGCGGACTAATCGAATCGATAATCGAGTTGTTCCTTACGCTTCTTGGTATCGGAAAGCAGCAGGTAAAAGACAGCAGCGAGGGGCGCTATTTCGAATTGGCGGTCGAAGAGTTGATGCGCTCGGCCCTCGTAATGCAATCGGCCACGAAGAAGCCGCCGTCCATCTTGAAACTCCACCAGATTATCTCATCGCTACCCAGCGAACCGGCGCAACTGGAAGATCCGGATTGGCAACACAAGTCGGAGTGCGGGCAGCTCATATGCTTCATCCGCGATAACAAGGACTCTTTTACAGAGTCGCAATGGAAGGATATCGTTACAGCTCTCTCTTTCGTAGAGATGTGGTCATGGCTAGATCCAAGGACAAAGGGGAACATCCTCTCCACTTGGTCGGGAATGGCAAGTAAGTTCACGTACTCACCCTTAAGAGAACTGTTCTGCAGCGGAAGCTATAGCTTCACACCCGAGCAGATAACCCACGAACGCAAAATCATTATTCTCGATATTCCCGTACTCGAATTCAGCAGGGCCGTGGCGATTCTCTGCCAGGTCATGATCAAGATCGTCTTCCAGCGCGCATGGTTGAAACACCAGTATGCTTCCGGTTGCTGCAACGGCGCGTTTCTGTTTCAAGACGAGTTTTCCATGCTGATCCACCGATTGGAGAACCATTTCCATCAGGTCGTTCGCGGGAGCGCAATTGCGCCGGTGTGCCTTACACCCAATATCAACAACATCGCTGCCGACGAATTCGGCGAGCATTCCCCTGGATCGCGGACACTTGGATTCCTCGGGAATCTTTCCGTAAAAATCTTTCACTCTCAAACGGATATATCGACCTGTAAGTATGCTGCGGATTTGATCGGAAGTGAATATCGATACCTGGACTCCTTCAACGCCAGTTCGGCCGAAGGCGCTCGTGCAAGCGTCGGAGGCACGCAACACCTCGCGCATATCATCGAACCGATCGAATTAACAAGGCTTCTAAAACCCGACGGCGAGAACCCATGCGCCGAAGCAATAGTTCATATGGCGGGCCGAACGTTCGAGGCCACTAAAACAGCAGCCAATCCGAAAGGGCTTAATTACCTGCGCGTGCTCTTCTCACGCGACATCTGAAAGGAGAACAACACTATGATGCCGTCTCAAGCTAAATCGCAACCATCTGCTGGCGTTGATCACTGGCACGACCAGTATATCTACCTCGTCTATAACTTCTGCTCGATTGTCACGACGCCTCTGGAGCTGGCGATTCGCCCGTTCCAAGGAACTCGGTATGTGCCGCCACTAATTTTGCTGATGAGCGCGGCCCTGATGATCGTGCTTCCCGTCTTCGTGAGTTTTATCGGAGTCGTCGAGAATTTCATCCCATTCGTTCGACTCCATGCGTCTGCCGGGATGATCGGAATGTGGGGCCTCTCGAAGCTGTTCTTCCTCGGCTGCGTGGTTCAAAACGTCCGCAAATGGGGCTTGATGAACCATCCCGAAAGAGAACGCTACAGCTATTACGAAGGGCCGCCGCTCTTCATCTTCAACTGGCTGCCCAACCCCTCGTACGTCCGCGTGCGAATCGTTTACGAGCCGCTGTTTCTGCTCGCGCTCGCGATCATACTGCCCAACTTCCTTGTGATCGAACCAAGCGTCGCCAATTACCTCGTCTTCGCCTCGATGTTTCTGGCGATGAAAGGTTACGCGGAATGGTACATCGGCTGGGCATATTTGCGTGACGTTATGGATGCCCAGGCAATCGGCCCGGTGATAGCGGCCATCATCCAGAACCGCGCCACAGACGAACAACGCGCCGAGATCCACATGGCGGCGTTTCCCAAGGATACATCTCCGGACATCTGCCAGCGCGCATTATCCCATTTGGCGCGGTTATATCCGGTGGACAACAAATTCTCTCAAGGAGAAGAAGATGGAAAACACGACTAACAACCGCAAGAAAATATGGGTATGCGTAGGCATAGCCCTGGCACTCTATGTCGGCCGTAATTACTTCATGATGCAGTCGATGCAGCAAGAAAGGGCCGTGCGGATCATACACGCCCTACAGGGCCAGCTGCAACAGGCGAAGGCTGCTTCCTCGAATCCAGCCGCTCCCGCTGCCCTTAAACCCGCGCCGCCCGAGCTTACGGCGCTCGCGGGTAAATGGCAAGGCGGCTTAATGGTCCCCAAGCGCGGGATGTGCACGCTCAGCCTCGAAGTCGATCCCATCCGCGACAAGGAGGGTCAGTTTTCCGGGTATTCGACGCTCGGATGTATCTTCAACACGACGCTGGATATGTTAACCCACAAGCCCGACCCTCAGGCCATGGTGGAGCGCATGGGGAAGGCCAACAGCCCCACCTCCGCGATTCTGAGCGGCCAGGTGAATGGCGGCGTCATCGCCTTCACGGCGGATAAGAACGTGGGAGTCTCCGAGGTTCCGGGAGCCTGCGACATGAAGTCCATCACGATCAGGCCCTTCGGTGTAAACCAGGTCGCCGTTGATTTTCAAAACCCGCCCTGCTCGGACGGACAACTCGTCATGAGGAGGATGTGGTGAACGCCCTTCGCGCGCACGACTTCGTCATTCCCAAAGCCCCTGAGCCGGATCTCCGGGGCCTCAGGCGAATTCTCGCCATTTTCATCATCGGCGTTGTCGCCAGCGCCGTCGTCTGCGCCATTCTCCTGGTACGGGAAGCACGGCGGGGGCACACGCAGAGCGTACAGATCCCCTGCACCTGCATGGGCAGATGCCTGCGGCACTAAGGAGGAGCGATGGACAAGCTCATCGACATCAACGAGCTTTCAAACCGGCTCAGCGTTCCCAAGGGTACCCTTTACAACTGGGTCTATCTGCGCCGTATTCCGTTCATCAAGGCCGGCAGGTCCTTGCGGTTCGACCCAGACGAGGTGATCCAGTCGCTGCCCCACTGCGCTATGATCGGAGCGGCTGGCCAGAGGTGGAAAGGTCATTAACATGGCACTCTACCGACGAGGCCAATTCTGGTATGCAAGCTACAGCGCGGACGGACGACGTATTCAGGAATCGACCGGAACCGCAAACCGGCGTGAGGCGGAGAAATTTCTTGCCTTGCGCGTTTCAGAAGTGCAGCGGGGCGTCTATGTCAAACCTGTCAACGTTCCGCTGCTCGAACTCTGGGAACGTTACATCGCCTATTCCAAGGCCCATAAACGTTCCTGGAAGCGTGACGAACAAATGTACGCGAAGCTGCAAGGATTCTTCGGGCCGGTGAATCTGGATTCCATCACGCCATTGCGGGTCGAGGACTTCCAGCAGCACCGCGTCCGGGAAGTCTCGCCGGCAACCGTAAACCGCGAATGCGCCCTCCTTAAGCACATGTTCAACATCGCCGAGCGCTGGGGCATGCACCGCGGCTCGAATCCGGTCCGACTGGTAAAATTCCTGCCCGAGAACAACCTTCAGTTTCAAACCATCAGCGAGGAAGACCAGCAGCGTCTTCTTGAAGCCTCGCCCCCGTATCTTCGGGAGCTGCTTCTATTCGCGGTAAACACAGGCCTGAGGTGCGGCGACATTTTCGACCTGATGTGGGAGGAGGTGGATTTAGAGAAACAACGACTATCGATCATCATGGGGAAGACGCGCCGCAGGCTCGACGTACCGCTCAATGAGACCGCCTTTGCCGTGCTCGAAGCGAAGGCGGCGGCCAAGCACGGGCCATACGTCTTCTACAACCCGGTGACGGGTGATCGCTTCTACGATCTCAAGGCCGGATGGAAGGCGGCGATCCGGCGGGCAGGCCTCGCCAACCTGACCTGGCACACCCTACGG